CATTGTCCCATAACATAATTGCTGGTGCCTCTTCAGGCACCGCAATAAGTATGATATCATCCAAGGTCTGATAAAGCCTCGTCCTGTTGAGCCTCTTCGCGCATCTTCTTGACTTCTTCGTCGTGCTTCATCTGACGTGTATAACTGGGCATGTGTCCTTGCTCAATTAAAATGTCATCACGAATGGTCTGCATACGCTTCTCTGAGTTGAGTACTCTAGTAAAACAGTTAGTAATTGTCTGTGTGTAATACGCAAAAGGATTGTCTGATCTGGCTTCGTTGAACTTGAGACCAACCAAACTAAGTTGTAGCAAAGCATCGCCACGCATTTCGTCAACATAACTATAACCACGCCAGTTAGCACGATGGCTATAACGCTCTACTAACTTTAGGAACATAGTTCCCAACTTGTTAGTGAGGTTTCCGTGTTCACAGTTAAAGTTGCCTGTCTTGACACCACCTTCCCAGTGACTACGACTTACTTCGGTAATCTCACCTGAGACATAGGCATAGTGCTTGAAAGGCGCAAAGTTTAACTTAGCCTTCTCTTCTGATACGTTCTTGGGATTCTTTTTGCGACCTGGCTCGTCTGGAATGTGCTCGTATGTCATTACACGAAACACTGCCTCACCGTCGTCAATGCTATCGAGCTCCACGGCAAAGTCCTTCTGCTTGGGCTTGTTGCGATAGTCCTTGGTGTCATGATGCTTCATGGCTTCAGCGTATGCTTCTGACTGAATACGATTAGCACGATTCTGTTTGGCTTCAGTGAGTGTGGTTTTGTTAATCTCTGAGATATCATTCAGAATAATGTCAAACTGATGATACTGTTTAGCCTTGAGCCAACAAAAGCTCATCTTGCTCTTGTGGATCTCTTTGAGGATATCCTTGTTGTTTAGATAGTTAACTTTCTTACCAGCCATGATAACTCCTGTGTTATTGTTGTTATGTGGTTATTATACTACAATATCGCATAGGTGTCAAGTGTTTACCTATGCCACTATTTATCTGAGTCTGTAATTAAAACTACACTTAATGATCCAGATAAATATCGGTATGGCATTCGACTTAACAAAAAGAACAGTAGGGGGTTGGTTATCCAACAAGGCTTCAGAAGCTCTGAACAAAATTGATAATCCAATTGTGCGCAGTGGTGTTGGTAGTATTGTAAATGCTATTGACCCCAGAATTCTAGGTGCTGGACAGATTGGCGATGGTAATATCTTTGCCGCTCAGTATGACCGCAGAGCAACTGATTTATTCAATGAACTCAACCAAGCGTCTGGACCTAGCACAAGGATTAACCAATCCAGCGGGCCGTCATATGACTGGCGCGCCAGACTCAGACCCAAACGCGGCGGACAAGACAGATTTTATTCTCCTGGCGAAGGCTTACAGGATTACCTGATGCGACCCATTAAAGAAAGCAATGGTTTGATATGGAAATATACGCCCACTGTGTTTACTGCGGCCAGCGCAAACTACTCAAGTCATACTGGACAAGGTATGCAATATCCTGTACATAGCTATGAAAACTCTACCCCACCAGAGATTACTGTGACTGGAGATTTTACAGCGAACGATGTGTATGAAGCCAGATACATGTTAGCAGTAATGACATTTTTTAAAATAGCAACCAAGGGCGACTTTGGTGACATAGCAGTAGCAAAACAAACTGCTGGAGCGCCTCCGCCAGTGTTACTATTTGAGTATCTGGGGGACCACGGTTACAACAAAGTTCCAGTGATTGTTAGTAACTATAGTATGAGCTTACCAAACGATGTAGATTATGTTCCTGTTGATACTGGTGATGGTACAGTATCATATGTACCCACAATACTTAACATAGTTTGTGCTCTGACGCCACAGTATACGCCAAGCAAAGTACGCAGAAGATACGACATAAATGCCATAGCCAATGGCGCGGCATACAAAGATGGATTTATTTAATGGCTAAAATTCGCAAAGATAGCTTTATTAAAAATAACCAGATACTGGACGGTGTTTTTCTGGACATCAACAAATTGCCCAGTATCAAAGTTACTCTTAGTGATGAACAATATGCTATAGATCCAGTGTATGATCAAAGACCTGACTTACTTGCCAGCGCATTGTACAATAACAGTCGTTTATGGTGGGTATTTGCTCTGAGGAATCCTGACATTATAAAAGACCCCATCAGAGACTTTACATCAGGCACATTAATCTTTTTGCCTAGCGCGGGTAGCATAAGTGCCTTAGGCGATCAGGTATCACTGATGAGTAACAGAAACGGAGGCTCGTAATGCCTCAGGGTTCTAAAACAATACCAGAGCAATTTCATCCCTTCCTGGGCAAAAGCTATGGAAATATCTTGGACGAGTATGCCAGTAGCACATACACTGCTAAACTCTATCTGATTGACAATACTAGTCAAACTGGCACTGCGGCTCAGACTAGTGCTACTGCCAGAGACAGTGTGGGAGCACCAGGCAATGCCAATAGTGTACTAACTGCGGCACCTAACAGAACTGTGGTGTTGGCACAGACTGGGGTAACCGCAGGCAATACCATAGAAAGTATTACAATCCCCACAATGGGCGGCGAGGGGCTAGCAGGTATAGAAATTGTTGTAAAGCAACCCAACCGCGCCGACTTTTTAGATCAAATAGTATTAGCCAGAAGTTTTTTAAATCTTGAAGGTTTAAAGGCTGTGACTATGTACCTGGAAATTGCGTTTCTGGGATATGAAGCTGAGGATGACTTATATGCTAGCATGGGTGCTGGCACTGATACCGGCGGCGAACTGGCAGACATCATAGGGCCATATCGTTGGAAATTAAATGTAACAAATATTGATTGTTCCATGGATTCTTCGGGCGCAGTTTACAATATACAATTAGCACCGCAGGAACGCGAAGCCTTTGTAAACCGCAGATACCGACTCAATCAAAACCTCACAGTCAAAGGTAAAACTATTACTGAGATGATAAAGAGTCTGGAAGACGGTCTTAATAATTTTTATCAATCCAACAACGATAAACAAGTCAAGGATGAGATAGAGTTCGACCTCAGTGGTTTATTAAAATCTGCTAGTACTACCCCTGACGCCAACAAAGTATTAATTGATGATGAAAACCTCATATTGCCTGATGTAAACACTGGTGATGTCAGTAAGGCCCCTCTTAATAAAGCTGACGCTGGCGCTGACACGTCTAGCGAAACCAGAATAGACCAAAGTCAGGATCCTACAGGAAGTGACGATGCGCTGACTGATGAAGACGTAACCAATATCATTAATTTTATGCCCGGGGAAAGCATAGAAGATATATTACACAAAATACTAGCAATGAGCCCCGAAGCCAGATCCAGATTTAGCAGAAAAGAAAATCCCGATGATATAGATGATCAGGAGTGTAGAAAAGATCAGGCGTTTATACAAAGACTTAAAGTAAATGCTGGTGTGGAAGAAATGGGTTTTGACAAACGCACTAATATGGCGACTTACAAAATTATATATCGTCCTGTGCTTTATAGATCTGCGGATAGTACCCAGTTTATAGTGCAAGAAGAAAATGACGACCTCACACCCGATCAGGTACAATCCAGATTTGATCAGTTAGTTGGTAGTGGTAATTGTAGAAAAGGGTATCAGTATTTGTTTACTGGTATGAATGACCAGATCCTTAATCTTGACATCACTTATAATAACGCGCAGATTGTGTTACTAACGCCCAAGCGAGGATTAGTTGGTGGACCAGATGCCGCTAATGCCAAGGAAAAAACAGACAATGTGGAAAAGGACGTTGATTCAAGCGTAGGCGGTTTGCTAGATACCCTAAGCAAAGGGTTTGAGGCATTAGCAAAGGATACTATTAGTAATTTGTTTTCGGGAGATTTCTCAGGCATACAGGGTGGTTTGGATAGTTTAGTATCTACACTGGAACAGCAAGGTTTTTCCAACACTCAATTAGCACAGTTAGACCAAGCCATACAAAGTGGTGCGCAAGCAGAACTTAATCAGTTTTTAAATACCATTGATGACGCGACACTCAGAAATATAGCAGTAAACTTAACTATCAATCCTGGTAACCCTACCTCAGGCGCGCCACAAGATTACTCACCTGAACAAAGCGGGTATCAGTATTCAGAAGATTTTTTTGCTTTAGACCAAGTCACTGGTATTGATGTGGGCGATCTTAACAGCCTAGGATTTATTTCTGATATTAATCGTCCTAACACACGCAGTCAGGTAGAAACACCACAAAAAGAAACTGACACTCCTGTTAAAAATCCAGTGGAAGGGGTCACAGTTGATCTTACCAAGCCCCAATCAAACACTTTATTTGGTCAACTAGTTGGACAATCGAAAGCGGCGGCTTTTATGCAAAATGTGGAAATGACTATCAGAGGTGATCCCTGGTACCTGGGTTACGATACCAGCCAGGGACAAAATAATAATACCAACGCTGGACAAAGTAGTTCAGATAGTCAGGAAAGTAGCCAGCCTGCCTATGGATATTTTGGCACAGATGATAACTATTTTTTCCTAGAAATAGCCGCACCCAGGCCTTGGGACTTTGATTACACCGATGAGGATAGTTTGTTGAATACAGGATATTGGATGAACACTAACACAAGTTATACATTCACAGGCGTTTATATGATGAGACAAGTTAACCACAATTTTGCTGGTGGTGTATACACCATTGATATTCAGGGTGCCAAGGAACAAGCACTTCCAGCTGAGGCAATACAAAAGAAACAACCAGAGGATAATAACTGAGATGGCAACACCCAATGGAATAAGTCTCAAGAATCCTTATATCAGGGATAACCTAATAGGTAGTAATAAACTATTGGGTACATACACTGGATTTACCAGAGATCACAAAGACGAGGCCCAGCTCAGAGGCAGAATTGCTGTCTTTGTTCCTGCCTTTTTTGACAGTGGTGACCCTGGCACTATTAAGACTAACTGGTTTAACTGTGAGTGGTCGAGCCCTTTTTGGGGCCAGACATTCAGAGGTAACAGAGGCAAAGACGAAAAGAACTATACAAATTCCCAGAGCACTTATGGCATGTGGATGATACCACCCGATCCTGGCACTGAAGTTTTAGTGGCATTCAGAGACGGCAATATTAAACTTCCAGTGATCATAGGTTGTCCAATTGTTAATCAGTACAACTATAGTGTGCCAGGTTATCCGGGTGGCGTAAGTTATGGTGATCCTTCTGTAAATGCCCCAGTGACAGAAAAAAACCTTAACGCAGATCCTGGTAAACATGGAGCCAATATTCCCAGGCCAATGCATGCTGACATTGCTGAACAAATTACGCAACAAGGACTCATAAACGATAATATCAGAGGCGCTGGTAAATCAGGTGCTCGCAGAGAGTCGCCCAGCCGCGTATTTGGTATTCAGACACCCGGTGACTGGGATGACCGTGAACCAGCAGCCGGTGAGGGCAAAGTCAGAAAAGCTGGACACCAGTTTGTCATGGATGACATCAACGGATCCAGACTGATGCGATTACGCTCAGGCGCGGGTAATCAGATTCTCCTGAGCGACGACACAAATAGCATCTATTGTATAAACGCCAGGGGCGAAGTTTGGTGGGAAATGGATCACACAGGTAATTTTAGTCTGTATGCCAAACGTGGCATCAATATGAGAACTCAGGGAGATTTTAACCTCAGAGCAGATGGTAGTGTTAACATTGAGGGCGGCGGTGATGTTAATATCAAAGCCGCAGGTGACATGAGAGCAGATCAGTATGTGGGCGGCGCTGTACAGGAAGCACTAGGAGCATTTGGTATCCCCACATTAGGCAACGGTGGCAGAGTAAACATCACTGGCAAACAGAGCTTACAATTGTACGGTGACAGAAATGTCAGAATGACTGCTGGTGGTGGTGACATTGACATCAACGCTGGTAGTAGTGTAAACATCACAGGTAATGGTGCTAACCCACTTAACGGTGCCGCAGTTAACATCAACACGCTGGGACCTGGCATGGTTGCCATACACAGCAACAGTGTCATAACTATGACAAGTGGTGGTCTCATTGCGGCTACTGCTCCAGCAACTAATATTGCTGGAGGTATAATTAACCTGAACACTGTGCCAGGACCTGTTGTGCCTCCAGTACCTGCCTTTACAGCATTTAAATTACCTGGCAAACCCATGGCAGATGTGGATGATAAACTAGTACCATTTAGTCGTGAAGCCGCCAAGCAAGGCGCAAGCGCCTTTCCTACTCAGGGCAAGAGGGAAGGTTTAGCATTGGATGTTTATACCATATGTACAAAATTAATCACAGCCGAGCCGTACATTGGTCATTCTCAGGCAGACCCCATAAAGAAAGCAAGCGATCCAGACTTCCTTCAAAGCATAGCTGACAGCCTGCCACCCGGTAGTTCAGGGGATCCAGCTAACCCAGCGCCAGGTGATGTTGTGGTAACTGATCCTAGCACAGGTGAAAGCGTGGTTAAAAAAGGCATAGGCTATGTTAACGAAGCTGGTGAAGCAGTTAAAAGCGCACAAGATCAAATACAGGGCGCTTACGATGAAGTGAGTGGTCAAATTGAAGGTGAGATAGATGCTGTAAAGTCAGAACTCAAAGAACAATTTCCTGAATATGATGTATACGCTGATGCGTTTAATAATTTAGGATCGTTGCTGGACGGTGACCTCACCGCCATACAACGACTTGATATAATAATTGGTATGTTGGGCGCCACAATTCCTCCCATACGTTTCCCAACCAGTAATCAGTTGGAAGAAGAAATTGTAGGACTTAATAGTAAACTATCCGAACTGGAAGCAAAGTTGTCTGAATATGGCATCGATGCTGACCAGCTCATGGCCGATCTACTTACTGGTAACATAGCTGGACTTAAATCTCAAGCCATGGGATTAATAAATGATGGCATATCTGAGGGACTCAATAACTCTGAGCTTACTGCTAAACTTTCCGAAAACGGTTTAGACATTGCTGGACTTGATCCCACGGATCCTATGTTTCCCAGCATTGCCGTTACTGACAAAGACGGAAACACCTTTGTGGACTTTAGCAAAGGCATGAGTGATCCTGCGGCGGCATTATTAGCAGGATCTAAACTTAACACTGAGTTTAGTAAAATTGAAGCTGATATAGGTAACGTAACAGGTCAACTAGGCGACACACAAAAATCAGGACTATTAAGTTTTGCGGATGGCATAGGTGGCAATGAGAAATTTATAGAAAGCAATGTAGGACAAACTCTCAAGAAAGCTGACGCCTTGTTTGCCCAAGCCGGAGACCAGGGTTCCAGAACACCCGAACAGCAAGCCGCGTTCACACAAGGAACAGCTATTATGGCAAATGCCCCTAGACTAATGGCTGGATGGGTGCTTGCTAGTGAAACACCGGGTGGTAAAATGGTTTACAATAAAGATTTAGCTGATAAGCGACAAGTAGAAATAGAATTGTTTACTGCTACTGATGATATGAATTTAAGGCAGATATTAGATGTAAGTAAGCCTGCCGGCGAAAACTACGGAACTTTGTTACAGAAGATTAGAGCTGTTAAAAAAGATTATTTCGATCAACGCACAGCGCAATACAAAGATCCAGAATTAGGAAAAGCTGTTAAGGCCAATACCTGATTGCCGTAACTGATCACACAATTGGCTAATGCGCTTCATGAGTTCATAGTTTTGTCTGGTAAGATCTCTGAGATCAGTCTCCATGCTCTTGATAAGCATTCTTTGTTCTTCTAACTCAATAATCATTTGTTCAGCTGATTTATTCATGAATAATCCTGGATAGTATATCTCTGACTTTATCGCTTTGTAAAATTTCTGTGTGACTTAAATTTATATACTCGTGTTCAGTTTTGATAAATCCTTGTGGAGCGTTTGCCTGTGACTCCACAGTAACAGTACCGTCGTTATCACTGTTACCCCACGCGGCTACCTTGTTACCACCTCCCACTGTTATGATGTTTGTGTGAGGTCTGAGAAATGTCTTTTCATGTAAAAACTCTAAAAACTCACTGCCAGGGTTCATGTGCTCAAACAGGTTGTTTCTAAATACTAATTTTAGCCAGCGAGCAAATGGTGACCCATTCCAGGGCGCACTAATAGTCATGAGGTGATCTACATTTATCAAACCATTGCTGGCAATCCATCCTCCTAGTACTCCACCTAAACTGTGACCCACATAGGTTACATTGTCATCACCAAAACGATCTGTGATTTGTTCACAGATGGTGTTTATGATCACATAGGGATCAGTAGCCATGATATCATATTCAGGTCTTAAAATGTTTAATCCACCTGGCAGGTTCTGGCTGATATAATTCCAGCCAGCTTGTGAACCACCTGCCCCGTGAACTAAAACTAGATTAGGCATTGCTAATCATTTTTTCCATTTGTACAAGTTCTGGAATAACATCAGAGGCATTGTAACGGAAGTTGCCAGTGAGATTGATGGTATCAAACAAGGCGTACTTCTTAGTCACCGTGTCGTAGATACCAAAGCTCAGGTACTTTCCGCGACTGTCAAAGCATCTAACAAAACGATTGGAATTTCGCTTGTTGAATACTTCGGCCTTAGCCCAGACTGTATCAAAAGATTTTACGATCTTACGCATAATTACTACTCCTATGCGCGGTTAATGTAACGCAATAGATTATCTATTGCCCCAAGTGCTATTGTAGCACACAGATATTTATTTTGTCAAGTAATTAAAATCCCAGTTAATGAATCAGATAAATATTGACCATGGTAGCAAAGTTTAGAGGATTTAGTACAGTTGACCAAGTCAGGGCTCCGTATACCCTGGATGGGCGCGACCTTGTGAAACGCGACCTGCTTAACACGTTCTATACCAAGAAGGGTGAGCGTGTGATGCGACCAGAGTACGGTAGTTTGATTTGGGATCTGTTAATGAATCCTGACGATGAGTCCACTGAAAAAGAAATTCGTGACGATGTATTAAGAATTATTGATGCTGAGCCCAGAGTGGAACATTTGAGAACAACAATCATCTACATGGATCATACCATAAGAATAGAAATAGATTTGAAGTATGTGTTGCTAAATGACTCAGACATATTATACTTGGAATATACCAGAGAGATTGAGGGCGAATAATGAGTAGCGTAACCAGACAGGAAAACTTGTTTGCGGCTGAGAGTTGGAAGGTAGCTTATAAAGCCTACCAGAACATCAGCTATCAGGCATATGACTATGACACCATTCGTGCTGCACTGGTGGAATATGTCAAGATTAATTTTCCAGAGAACTTCAACGATTACATTGAAAGTTCAGAATTTATAGCAATCATAGAATTGCTTGCGTACCTATCACAGTCACTGGCGTTCAGAATGGACATTAACACTCGTGAAAACTTTTTGGAAACGGCTGAGCGCAGAGACTCAGTATTTAAACTTGCTCGTATGTTGGGATACACTCCCAACAGAAACTACACAGCAAGTGGTCTAGTAAAAGTAGTAAGTGTTAAGACATCAGAGCCGCTTACAGACAGCCAGGGCACTGACCTCAACAACTTAGAAATCTTTTGGGACGATGCCAACAACCCACAGAGCTATGAGCAGTTTATTAGTATCCTGAATAGCGCAATGAGTAACGTAAACAGATTTACTTCGCCCATTAAAACAGGCCGCGTGGGGGATATCCTAACAGAATTATATCAGTTAAATACACCTGTCAGCGCACCCATAGCATATCAGTACAGCGCCACTATTGCTGGTGACACCAAGCCTTTTAATATTGTAAACCCAGACTTTGTGGATAACGGTGCTATTTTTGAACGCCAGCCTAACCCAGCAAGTCTGTTTAACATGATGTACAGAAATGATGGCAATGGCTTGGCTAGCAAGGACACTGGATTCTTCCTGGCATTCCATCAGGGTAACATGACCTACCAGGACTTTAATTTTACTACTGCGGTAGCAAGCCGTACACAGGATATACAGGTCATTAACATAAATGAAACTGATACCTATCTACAAGAGATCACAGGTTCTGGATTAGTAAAAGCACAATGGGTCAGAGTACCCAATGTAGTGGGCCAGACACTCAATTACAACAGCATTAGCAAGGACACTAAAAATCTTTATAGCATTGATAACCTAGATAACTCTGGTATACAATTAAAATTTGCTGACGGCAACTTTGGTAATATACCCTATGGTATCTATAGATTATGGTATCGTCCCAGCGATCCATCTAGATATGTCATACAGCCTCAACAGATGAGTAATCTTACTATTACTGTACCCTATGTTAGTAAAAATGGCAACTCTTATAATCTTACACTGAAGTTTAGTTTACAACGTAGCGTAAACAATAGTTTGCCAGCTGAAACTCTTCAGGCTATCAAGGAAAGAGCACCACAGGTATACTATACTCAGGATCGTATGGTCAACGGTCAGGACTACAACGTATTTCCCATGACCCTAAACTCAAACATCAGAAAGATGAAGGCCATCAACCGTACTCACGCTGGACACAGTCGTTACATCGACATCAACGACCCCACGGGTACATATCATGACGTAGATACATTTGCTCGTGACGGTTTTGTGTATGTGGAACAACGAAATATATCAGACAGAGTAATTTTGAATGACAATACTAGTGCGCTAGATGTTGTTACTGCTACTCTGCCTACCCTCTTAAAGGATCAACGTCTTAATAACTTTGTGTATTACGGAATGCGCAACACAACTGGCGAGCTAAAACCTGACACATATGACCTCACACAGGTTGGTGGCGTACCAGCAAACTATATGTGGAATTGCTTGCCATTCGAAGGACGTTCACAAACAGGATTTATAACTGAAACATTTAGCACAGGTGATCCTGTGATAATGAGTTTAAACCCTACTGACCCTAGTCAGATCGGCAAAAATCGTATGTTTCAGGAAAATAATTTTATTAGGTGGGATAACCCAAATGACCCCACAGAAAATATCTGGACTCGTGTAGTAGAAATACAAAATAACGGCGAGTTGGTGAGTGGTCTTAATACTAGCACTGGGCCATTTACACTTGCAGCTGAAGTACCACAGGGATGGAAAGCCACAGATAGTGTAGTTACTATTCGTAAGACATTTACTGCCAATGAAGCCACTGCTATCAGAAACGCCATAGACAACCGCACAACATTTGGCATAGGCTATGACTCTAATCCACCCAATCAGGATGGACAGATTAGTGATCAGTGGTATGTTATCGAGCAGCCTTGTAAAACTTGTGCCTGGCAACCCAGAAGTGTGGATCAGTCGGCAAGTTGGTTAATTTACATGGAGTATGTGCCAGTTGATAGATTTAGTTACAGTTATGTTATTACTGCCAGAGGGCAGGATTATGTAGTCCAGTCTCAGCAGGAATTAAAATTTTACAACATCAAGAATGTAAAAGTTGTAGATAGTTATAACAAAGAGGGTGAGGATGAAATTATCTTTACTACAGTTAACACCAAAGCTGGCATAACTGAAACTAATCAATGGCAGATTTTTGGTGCTACTAGTTCTAGCGGTTACTGGATAAACCAGACAACCGGTTACCTGGCCAATCCCGGTGGATTTAATCCACAGATACCATTGCTTACTCGTAGCGTTAAGTGGTATGATCTTAGTGTGTTTTGGAAATCAAACTTTGGACTTTATTATAGTGATCCGGCAAATAGCGTAGCAGGTCAGAGTAACTTAAATGTTATTAGCAACATTTTACATTATACTGGACCGGCCACAGGCGAAGCACTCAACTATGTTGCTGATGCTACTGTACAATTGGCTACCTACTTTGATAATGGCACAAACCGTACAACTAATCAAAATGTAGTTATTACACCAAACTCTGGCATGATTACTAGCTTACCAGCATTTATTGATATTCCGTTTGATGGCACAACATTTGGCGGCAATATTATTAGTTTAAGTTCAGGCAACCAGCCCACTATAACTTACAAACAGTTTAACGACGAGGGTACTGAACTATTTGTCTATCACGGTGGCTCAGACGGCGCATACAGTTTTGGTACAGCAGGAATCACAGATAATCCTCAGGGCTCAGGTATTGACGGCAGACTGTCTCTCAGAGAAGGCAATTTTGAAACACAGACTGGTGTAATACGCTACAGCAGACTGAGTGAAAACATCTATCATGCTAGTACTGACGCCACGAGCTTTCACAGTGACAAGATTGTAGTAAACTATGACATGAACAAAGATCATTTAGATGTGCCCATAGAGTGGACTGTGACAGACGTATTTAAGTATCCTGACGGCTACACTGATCCCTCAAAGGTAAGCGTGGCACCCAAAGACTCAGACGGTGATGGCGTGCCAGACAGACCTCTACAGTTCCATGAGTATGTGGACGATAGCAGTTTAGTATTATTTGAGTACTACAAAGATTTTGACGGCTATACCTACGAGCGTCCTTATTCGGGTGTTGTGTGGGATTTGCGTAATGAAACCAATGGTGTAAGATTTAATCCCAGCACTGTGAGCATTTCTCCAGCAAGTTATAGCAACTATCGTAAAGCTGAAGATTTAAACTGGTTGTTACTAAAAGACTTTAGTATGGTTAAGTTACAGGCCAATCCTCCAGTAGCAGGCATCAGAACCTGGCCTGGCGATGGCTTAGAAAATGACTATGGTATCTTTGGTACAATAGTTGTGTCGGTACAAGACGAATGGACTGACACCGATGCTAACATAACTTATCCTGCGGATTCCACATATGTGCTTACGCCCCTGAGTTCAAACTTAAATAAGGTCAGAGCTATCGAAACTTCAGAATATTTTGTACGCACAGGCAGAGGCAAGACCCAAGACACGAGCTCGCCCGATCCTGAAGATAGTGTGATGCGTTGGAACCATGTAGCACCCAATGATGTCAGAATCGATCCAAGTATTTCAAATGTTGTGGAGATGTGTATCCTTACAGAAAATTATTATAATAATGTGGTTAGTTGGTCAAACAACCCCACTGGGGATTTCCCAGCTGAACCCACAAGCGCACAACTCAGCGTAAACTTTGCTAGCCTTAATCAATACAAAGCGGCATCAGATACTATTACATATCGCAGTGCGAAATTTATTAAACTGTTTGGACCCAGCGCATCAAAAGAGTTACAGGCTGTGTTCAGAATTGTAAAACTCAGTAACCAGTATTCGGACAACGAACTCAGAAGTAGGGTACTTACTGCTATAAAACAATATTTTGATCCACAAAACTGGGAGTTTGGTGAAACATTCTTCTTTACAGAATTATCAACATATATCCACCAACAATTGGGAAGCGCAATCGGTAGTATTGTAATTTTACCTAAAAACACATCAGGAACATTTGGTGAGCTGTTTGAAGTCAAAGCAATGTCTAATGAACTTTTTATTAGTACCGCTACTGTAAACGATATTGAGATTATCAACCAGATTGATAGTCAAACATTAAGGGCTGACAGATAATGGCACATTCAGGCGACGACAACCAGTACAAACGCCTTCCCGCGGTCTTACAAACAACTGCGGTTAAAAACTTCTTTGAATATACTGTGGACCAGCTATACTCTGAAGCTAACGTTGAGACACTAAACGGCTTTGTGGGTACACCAAATTGGGACGGTGTTCGTGCTGAAGGCGCATATATCGAAGAGCCCACCGCAACTAAGCAGGCGTATAGTTTATCACCAACTGTAAACACTATATCGCCAGAGACTGGTGAACCAGAGACTCTGATCTATTACGACGAAGTAGTAGACATATTAAAAACATATGGGGTTGATGTTCGCAATCAAAACAAATTATTTGATGCTCCATATTTTACTTTTAGTCCGCCCATTAACGAAGACAAACTTGTAAACTATTCAGAGTACTATTGGGCTCCCCCTGGCGCCAATGTTTCGCCCGCACCTATTACTATCTCAGGAACACTGGATTCCCCAGTTGACGTCGAAGATGATATTCTGGGCAAGCAATACTATGTACACTATGGTGAGACTGCTAACACAACTTTCCGTAATGGTATGGTAGTAACATTTCAGGGCGAGTACATCAACCCAGATGATTATTCAAATGTAACATTTGTTGTGGAAGGGGTTGGACATGAAATAGACTTGGTGCCATTTGAAAGAAACAGTACAGCTCCATACGATGCCAATGCTGAGCCTAACTATGTTGTCATAGAACGCGGAGCAGTAAATAACAATGGCTGGAGTCGAAATAATTATTGGTACCATGTAAACAACTGGTACGATGCTGGTGAAGTCCCGCCAGGCAGAGAATATCGCGCACAGCGACCCATCATAGAATTCAATCACAGGTTGGAGACCTTTAACCAAGGCACAAATTATCTTCAGTCCGTTGACATTGCTGTGACCACATACAACTACAATCAAGTAAATGGATTGCCAGCTAACGTTGACATCGATGGAGTTAACCCAGCAAATAAAACTATGATTTTTCCAGCCGAAGGTCCAGAACGCGCTCCTTACGTTTACCTTGGCGTTCCCTATGACACAGAAACTATTGCTGTAGCTTATGGCAATGAAGCATATCCAGGCAATGTGAGTGCTGTGTTACAAGTGGAAATTGCTGGCGAACCTGGTCAGGGCTATGTAGATAAAATTGTTGTGATTGACGAGGGCAAAGGTTATGTGCCCATGGACACTGAGATTGTAATACTCACTGACGCGCCAGTTGAACAGGACGCGCTTGCTGTGGGTACAGTTTACAAAGGTGTGGAAACTGGCACAACTAGTGTTACTATAACTAACGCTGGTTCAGGATATCAGTCTAATACTATTATTTTAAACTTTACCACTGATAAACCCACTGGTACAGAGGAACAGCCAGTAGCTATCCCTACCCTAAATGCCAACGGAGAACTCACGCAAATTAACATTGTGACCCGTGGTGATGATTATGATTATGATGCTAACATTGGCATAGAAATTCTGGGTCCTAATAGTTCACCTGCTATTGCTACAGTAGCAGTAACAGAGAGTTATTTAAATAATGTTACTGTGGTAAATCAGGGCAAAGGTTATACACAATTTGGAAGTATTGTGTTAGAGCCAGTAGCAAACGTTAGCGTGGGCGATAGTGTACTTATTACCGAAGGCAACACTCAGACTGGTAATGAATACTATTATGCTCCCGAAGGTTGGGTTCTGGCTGACACAAAACGGTCTAGCAATGACACACCATTGTTTGTGATGTACGATGACACTGGTACCAGACTGGACGATGATGCTAAGTATCCGCAGTCAGACTTTGCTGGCAACAAAATTTTTAGTTATGCTACTCCTGACGATATCGATGACGAACCAGCCGCAACATTAACAACAACACTGACAAAAGACCCCGTACTGGGTTTTCCATTGGTATTTAGACCATTTAAAGCCGCATCAGAAATTGTATTCACAAACAACCTAGAGCACGACAAGTATACATATACTCCTCTGGGGTCCGAAGAGTCAGAAGATATCCTAGGCTACAATTTTTATCACTTGCTTCCCGAAGTAGGTGAAGCCAAGGAAGATTTTTTCCCATACTGGAAACCTTCAGACAAACCATTTAACCAGGCTATTGTAAGCAGATATCCATTAAGCCAGATTGAAATAGACAGAAACATTCGTGACTTTTTTATAGGATGTGTACCTAATCCTGCTTCATATAACTTTAGTGGTGTTGATGTCAAAATGTACCTTAACGGTAAACCGGTCAAAGGTTTCACTTTAAATACTGATGTCGAAGGATTTATTATAGTAGATGACAATGTAGTATTTGTGGCTGGCGATTATGTTGAGATAGTGGCCTACTCTGATACTGGTTTGTTAAGTTTAGAAAGCGCAAGTAAATACGAACTGCCCATTGGTTGGGATAGAAATATTTTCAAGGAAGACATACGCTTCACGTCTGAACCAGAATATCTGGAACATTTTAAAACACAGATTGAATCACAGATTGGATTTGTGGGCGAGCCCTTGGGACAGAACAACTATCAGAGCACCGCACAAGACACAAGTTACGCAACTGAAATAGTACAATCAGATTCAGATGTTATACTTGCTGGTTACCTGCTAGACGATCAACCACACAACTTAGTTGACGCTTTAAGATTTAATGCTGGCGAATATGGCAAGTATAAAGCTCGCCTCAAAAAGACTATCAATGATTACTTTGCCTCAAATGGCATCGATGAAAATAATATTGATCGTACTTTAGAACTTATACTTCGTGAAGTTATTGCGTTCAGAGTAGGCAAGAACGTATTCAACCGAACATATGTAGTGCCATTTGGTGATAACTATTTTGAAGAGCAACAGATTGTAGGCACAAATCAGGATGAGATAATTTTAGATAGTTATCTGGATCTAAGTTTGATAGAACATAGTTTGTTAGTATTTGCTACAGGACAGGGTAGTTTGTTTACTGACATGTTAGTAGTAGACAGAGATTATGTCATCTCAAACTATAACCCCATAACAATTACTCTGATAGGTGATTATTTGGGTTCTACCATTACAACAAAACTTTACACCGCAGAGCGTGACAGTGCTCAGTGCCCGCCCACACCCAGCGTGTTGGGCATCTATCCCTTGTTCCAACCAGAGATAATTTTAGACACTACCTTTGAGACGCCACAGTCTGTGTTGGTAGGACACGATGGTAGCAGGACAGCCACATACGGTGATGCTCGTGATCAATTACTGTTAGATTTTGAACAGCGCATATATAATGCCGCTAAAAAGGAATTTCGTGAAGCCAACAGTTTACCAGAGCTTAACTTCTTTGACATCAGACCAGGTGAGTTTAGAAACACTGGATTTAGTTATGTGGAATGGTACAATCTCATGCGCTATCACTTTAGTACCTGGGCTGGTATTAATAATGTAGACCCAATCACAAACGAATTTTATGATGCCACAGATCCCTGGACCTGGAACTACAGAGGTTATTCAGATACCTATCCAGGTAACTGGAGAGGATTGTATGAGTACTATTACGACACAGTCAGACCACATACCCATCCCTGGGAGATGCTAGGCTTTACTGAAAAGCCATTGTGGTGGGCATCAGAGTACGGCACTGACTATGGCAGTGGTAACGATGCCATGTGGAATGATCTGGAGTCAGGTATTATTCGTCAAGGCCCCAGAGAAAACCTAACACAAGATTTGTGGAAGTTAGAAACTAATCCCTATGCCAGACCCTATCTGTTTGAATATTTGCCAGTCGATGCCCTGGGTGATCTAATAGAACCCAATACATTGCCCAGCGGAATCACAACAACAAGTGTTGAGTATGAATCAGATTTTGTTAACCCATCGTTGTATCCAGTGTTTAGTGCGTCATTTATTAATACACAGATACAACCCAATGAAATTTTTCCTGGCATAGAACTTAGTGCAAGTGGTGCCAACGTCTATATAGAGAGTGCTGGTATATTAAATTATGAAGCACCTCCAGGCAGATTTGAACCACAGCCCTTTAGTGTAAATTTACCCAATGAGGTTACATTTGGTCCAAGTACTATGCCACAGGGTAACAGTTTACTCACAGGCGGTCTTGTGGGTATATCAGTAAATGGCATAGCACTTATTAATAGCAAGTCAGGCAGAACACCAGATGCTAATAGTAATTGGAATTACAACGAAGTATTTGATGGTAAGTATGATTATATTAATCCTGGCAAGTACGATAGCAGTGGCGGTTACCAATACTATATCATACCACCCAAATTATTTGGCTGGGAGGAATTCCCTGAAAACAAACACTCGCCTATCATAGGATGGGCTCTGGATGGTTTGCCAATCTATGGTCCCATAGGTTATGCACATTATAATGACGACGGTACAATTGCTAACAATGTTATTGTAAATATTAAATCTCCATTTAGACTTAGATCAACTAGAAATTATCCTGGCTCTCCGGGCGGCGCGCCCACAGGGCTATTTGTGGAAGATTATGAGATAGATCCAGTATTAGTAGGAACCTTGGGCTATGCGGGATCCAGACACGAATTGTATAAAATTTTACCTGGAGATGAAACTCCACCCCCAGATTATCCCAGCAACATGGGAACTCAGTTTGCTATCAGATATGGTGTAACACCAGAATCTCCAACCACTCCACAATGGTTTTATGTACAGTGTCAGGACGATGATGGTAATCCAATGTTCCCATATGCCTGTGGCGGTGGTATTCAAACTCACCCAGAACCCTTCCCAGTGGGCAACAAAAATATCTATGATAATCAATTCTTTGGTACTCCCAACGACCAAGGCGGTGTATTCCAAGTAACTGTAACTGATTGTGGTTACGGGTATACTGGTGTAGCAGGTATTAGATTTGAGGGCGATGGGGAAAATGCGCAGGGCTACAGCACAATTAAGTCTGGCGCAATCAGAAATATTGTGGTGGTTAGCCAGGGTAAAAATTATGATTGGCAAAATACTACCATTAACATCCTGGGAGACGGCACTGGCGCGTCCTGCGAGCCCATAGTAATTGACGGCAGAATTACTGGCGTTAAAATGACAAACTTTGGTGAGGGATACACATTTGCTACTCCTATTATTAGTCAGATAGCAGGACAAGATGGCACATTCCCAGGACAGTTTGCCGAACTTACCATACCCACAGTGGCTGAAGATCCTGCCAATGGTATTGTTAACAACGCGGTTACTGATGTCACTGTTACAAGTAGCGGCTATGGATATACATTTGTTAATGTAATTATAGAGCCCGTGGTTGGTCCACAGCCACCTGTATTAAACCCTGTGTTAGGATTTTCAGCTCAGGCTGTGGCAACTTTAGAAACAGCTTTTGATAACAGTGTGGGTAATGGTTATGTTGACCCCAATGCTACTCCTATATTAATATCTGAAATCATAGAAGTTATTAATGTTGACCAAGATTTAAAAAGCTCTAGCTGGAGATATTCAGACGGAGCACCAGTAGAGAATGCTTGGAAGTATTCAGAAAATTATCCTTTTGCTGTGGCAGAAGGTTTGTTGCTGGGACAACCAGCACAGTTTGCTACACAGTTTGCTGACCCCACAAAACTGTATCGTACTGAGATCGACAGCCGTCAGCAATTGTGTACAGTTACCCGTGAGCGTTGGCAGTTTACTGATCCAGCACAATTTAGAATACACGGTGAGCGCGATACCGAAGGTAACTTCCTGACTAACATTGGCTATACACAGTTTACAAATAGTTGGTTAGCATTCCAGGGCTTAGACACCAATATTGAGTTTGCTCCACAGATCAGAACCATTAACATGAGATTGAGTCACCGTATGAGTGGCTATGTTGACAAAGACACCATGACGGTTAGAACTGACCAGTACAGTGCCACAGGTACTACGCCTAGTTTGATTATCCCACAAGATAACATCAACATACAAATACATAGCAGTCCCTATAAGAGCAGAAACTTCTACACTGGTGTTGTGATTGAGAAGGCTGTGGGCGGTTACAAAGTCAGAGGCTATGATCGCAGTGTGGGCACATTCCCAACATTAAAGATCAATAAATTCTCAGATAGCAGAGCACTTAACGTGGGTGGCGAGCCAGCACCTTATAGTATCTGGGAGAGAAACAACTTTTATAAAAAACTTTCTATAGTAGAGTATCGGGGAGCATATTATCAGGCCCCCAAGAACTTAACCACAGGCGCAGATTTTGATTCCAGAATCTGGACCAGAATTCCTAGCTTACCACAAATTAATGCCGCGAGCGCAGAAGTTTGGAGTAAGTATTTAAATCAGGTTGATTTTGTGCCTTATGAGACTTTGCTTAAAACTCCACAGGAAGTAGTAGACTTACTCATGAGCCTGGGAGCATGGCAGAAAAATGCTGGCTATGATTTTGAGGGCTTTGATTACAACACTGGCGATACCATAGACTGGACACATGCGAGCAAACAGTTCCTGTTCTGGACTACTGGCAAATGGGAAATAGGAAACACTCTGGAGCTAAGTCCCATGGCAGGAGGTGCTACATTTAAGGCACCCCGTGGATTTATTGCTAAACTCAACCGCATCGACAGAAATCAGTTTACAATATTGGATGCTGATGGTAGTGCTATTACCCCTGAAAGTTGTGAGATTATCAGACTTGATGATTACATACAAATTAAGCCACCAGCCGGCACACAAATATATGGCGTATTGGTGTTTGTGAAAGAAATCGAACACGCAATGACCTTAGAGAATCGCACAGACTTTAATGACATCATATATGATCCTGTGTTACACCAGTACCAGACTCGTGTTAAGATCAAGGGTAAACGTACAGCTAACTGGTCAGGTAAATTTACGTCCGAAGGATTTATCATACTGGACGACGAACTCAAGCCTAACCTAGACAACCTAGCACAGAGCATGGGCAGATACCATGAGCTAGGATTTATCCCAGTAGAGAAGCAGGTATACGAAAGTGCCAGAGCATTGTTTGGATATCAAAGCCGTGACTACATGAGAGACTTGGATATCCTGGATGATCAGCAGTTCGACTTCTACAAGGGCTTCCTGCAGAGCAAAGGCACCCAGACTTCCATGACGCGTATTGGTGAGTCCAATAGTATTATTATTGACGGGCAGATCACAGTATATGACGAGTGGGCAGTAAAAGTAGGCGACTTTGGTGATGTAGAATCACAACAGGCTATTGAGTTTAAATTAGACCGCAGTAATGTAACATCTGACCCACAGTTGGTCACAATGGTATTCCCTGAAGATGTTACTGGCGTAGTTGACCGCATTGATATCATAAACAGAAATAATACTTATCAGGCAACACCAGCAGTGTTTATTTCTCCTCCACTTGTAGCAAATGGATTACCTGCGCCAGGTGGCAGACAGGCTACTGCTAAAGCATACCTCAAAACTGATGGCAAGATAGATTATATTGAGGTCACTGACAAAGGCAGAGGATACGAATTCGCTACAGCAAACATTATTACCCAGGGCGATAATTCCAATGGTTCAGGCACTGATATAGAATTTACTCAGGCTGTGGCGCAGGGAGGATTATCAGATCAAGCTTGGGCAGAACAACCCATTAATGGAAACTGTTATATCAAAACAAGCGGTTCAAGTATTACATTCAATCAAATGAAGTTGACCGATGACGGCTTTTTGTACTCCACAAGCAATGTTTCACTGTTTACTTCTAGCACTGAGCAATCCTTTGTGGTAGGCGAAACTATTACCTTTAGTGGACTATCCGGAACAGTATGTAGAGACGATAATTTAATATGTGCTAACATGGGTAACCTCAACGGTACCTGGACTATTACTGGCACAGAACAAACTTTGGCAGGTACTACTGTTGAATTTGATACTAACAATAAGGTAGGCTATGCCGCAACATATGGTGTAAACATTACATATACATTGGACACCCTGACAAAATTTGTGTTCGATGACGTTTACTATCATGAAGCTAATATACTAGTAACACCATTTGAGTTTGGTGGTTCAGCCATAGAAGATATCATAAACGCTGAAACTTCCAACACTGGTGTTACTGCTAGTATGTATGCTAGTCATGTACCCAATGATCGACAGCCTGGGCAAACAGGCAGTGATGTAATAGATTGGTATACTCTAATATTACGAAGCGATACTGAATTTGAACTGCTGGAAGAGACACCTAGCAATGTTTGGTCTGAACAATTCCATATTAACACTGGCACATATACCAATCAACAACGTTGGGCTATAGATGTTGCTTCAGGTACCCAAGCCGAAGACATAACCGTTTATGTAAACGGGCAAATTATCGACCAGTGTAAGTATTTTGAAGTCAACTCCGAAGGTGCTGTAACAGGTAACTGTGAAGTGTACAATTGGAATTATTTGCCTGGCGGTGATTATACTGGCACAGCAAATGTGGCTCTGGTAGATCAGACACTGGTATACACTCAGGGCAACGCAAACATTGTGTTCTTAAGCACCTACGATGCCATGCCCTGGGCTCCAGCAGATTTTGACGATACTTCGTCAGGTGTGAGATTAAATAATGATTATCCATTCCTGGATTTAATGATTGGTAATATATTAATTGAACCTAGCATACTAGAATATGCCAATGTTTCAAATGTATTGACTCCAGTCTGGCGTACAGTATGGAGTGTGGACAGCACTAACCCTGGAATGATTTCAGTATACACCAAATACTTGCCTCAGAGTTTAGTAGATGCTAATACAAGTTATCTCAGGGCAGATTTGTCCATTGAGCTTTTAGAGCAATCAAGCATACAGTTTACTGAAGATTTTAACGGTGACATCTATAACAGTAACATCAGTATTGACGTAAGTGCTGACGATGATTTGCTTGTTAAGATTGGACGTGAGCGCACATATGAAATTACCAAAGATATTGCTAACGATGACATCATAGTTATTGATGTGGATGATCCCAGCCGCTTCCTTAAAAAGCCCGTGGGGGAGATGACTACCCAACTGTGGCCTGAATATACTGATGTAAATTATCTGGGAGTAAAAGATAGCAAAGACTATGCCTCAATTCCTAACTCAGGATATGTTAACAGTGCCAATGTAAACTTCCAGGCATACGATATTGGTAGCCTGCCCTCGTTGTTTGATCCCAGTATCAAAATACAACCCACTGGTGGACATACTATTCATATCGCTAGCAGTGAGAATTCAGACTGGAATGTATACGAGCTAATACCCACAAATGCTGATGTACAATTCCTAGCTAGACAAGATGACCGTACGAGTCTGTTCACAAACTATAGTTTGTTTAATTACATTGACGGCAACATGATTGGCGAGGACGACACTGGCAGATACTTAGATTATTATCTGACTCTGCGTAACGCCGATGTATCAGACAACGTCATAGTATGGACTAACGAAACAATCATAGAGCAAGCACAAAGTACAATTAGTGATCTTACTGCTCCCAGAATGATTGAAGCAAGAATTGCCAGTCTGGGCCCCAGCGAAGATAGCATGAGACCATTTACTGATTATACGCCTGCCGGTGATAGCTTTTACCCCAATGTGGAAATGTCAGCAAGCGGTCTTGACCAGGGCGAAAACAGAATAATTGTTACTACTGCTTCTAATATTTCAGTAATACCCACAGAAAGTATATTATCAAGTACTGATCCAAGCACTGAAGATGTTGTGGTGCTTCCAACCGTCACTGGCGGGTCAGGCGCAAATATAGCAGTCACATGGAATAGTGTACAGGTAAACTCCAATTGGGAAAGCGAAGCAACCGGTGTTCTTATAATTGATGGTGGCGAGGGTTATGAAGTTGGTGATATAATTACCTTTGTGCCTGGCAACGTAATCACAGGAACACAAATAGCCAGAGTTACTGAAGTTACTGGTGTTGATACAGGATCACAAGCTAGTAATGTAATTACCATTGGTAGAATACAAAATAGCACAATACTAGAAGGTGACGCAATTAGATTAGTCAATGGTGGTGGATACAGCACCGCGAGTGTGTTACAAAGCAATATTGATATAGATTTTGATAACCGCACCATTACATTTAATAATGTAAGCAACGCAGATGAGTTTGTGATACAAAATACATTGTATATAAAAACAAATCCAAACTCTAATAGTATTGTAACCAGATACCCCTATACAATTTTAGATAACTCTGGCAACAGTGTTAAAGTTACTAGCACAAGTATTACTAGTGCCGAGAGCATGAGTCAAATTGACATCGGAGACTTTGGATCTGTAAATACCATCAGAACACTAAATGTTTATGATTTAGGTGATCCTAGCAGACCCAACGATGAAGATACTTATTATATTGCGTTTAACGTCAATACTAATAGTACTGGAACAACTACCTTACAGATTGAAAGACCCAATACATTTTATAACTATCAGGATGTAACAAGCGAGTTTATAAATCTCAAGGTTGCTTCGGCCATAGGTGTACAAGCAAACGTCACAGGAAATGTGTTTACCGCAAGTGCTGATAGTATAAAAATTTCAGGATACAACGGCACCCTAAGCGCAATGAACGGTGTTTGGCCAATTATTAGTGTGGTACAAAATCCTTTTAATACCACAGAAGATATAATCACCTTTAATACAATCAGAACCTTACCAGTGGGTGAGTATGCGCCACCTACCTCGGTGTATAGAACTGATACTTCACTAAATGTAAATCTAGTACATCTAAACAAAACTAGACTTGTAATGCCTGGCGTTAACGACGTCAACGTAGGCGATCAGATCAAAGTCATAGGCAATAATTTTAGTGGCACCTACAATGCTGACAGTGTAATTATAGATCACAGTGATGACACAAATAACGATAGCTTTACTACCTATGTGGATATTCCTGCTCCGTACATATTTGATAATAATAGATCAGGTAATGTGTTGCTGGGCGGCTTAAAAATAACTACAACTAACCCACACGGTATTTCACCAGAGTACGCGGCACAAAACAAGCGTATTGGTGTACACTTTGCTTACCCCAAAGCATATAACAGATTCTACAATGTTACTCGTGTAACCCCATATAATATCTATGTGAGCGAGGTGCTTACACAAAATGATGAAACTGTGGACTACTACAGATACGAAACAGCAAGTGTAAGCAGAAATGATAATGTTTATGTTACTGCTAACAACCCTCTATTGACTAAAACCACAGCAACCTTTGCGAGTAATTCCAGTGTTATTGCCCCCAACAATTTTACTGTGTCAGATGGAACCATAACATTTAATCAGGATATATTACCAGCGAGTAACGCATATATAACTGTTAATATTATTCGTGAGATAAACAGAAGTTTTGACAGATATCCAGTTGTAACAACAATCGATCACAACAAGATTAGATTGAACGGTGTAAACTTTACAGTAAACAGTTACAACAATCCAGAGGCAATTGTAGAGAACATAAACCGCGCCGCTAGTTTAATGCGCGGCTGGTTAACACCTTCGGGATATGGCATGGAATTTAGTTTCCCCATGCTCAGGGATTATCGTACTCCAGTATTTGCTCCTGACGGCAGCCTGAGACCAGCACATACTATTAATAACTATGGTCCATACATTCGTGACAAGAATACACTGGCTAGAATTGCTAGTGATCCTGACATTGAATCTGGTGTGCTAACACTTAGTAACCCCAGTGAACTAAGTCAAAATGAAAGTTTTAACCTGGGTGCTATTAAAATTGGTCCTACCCGTGGCGCCACATACTACGATACCGAACAAAAAGTATGGATGATATGGCTACAAGAAGGTCCCCTGGACACCCAAGGCGGGTATTATCCACTGGGAGTTTATTACGAAGATCAAAATCGTAAGGTACTGCCCAAGCGCAAAAAGATATTTAAAATTGTTCCCTCAGGGCATATAGAAAATGGTCCTATACTGGATGTGATACCAGGCAGTTACCCCACAAGCCGAATCAACCCTCTGATACCAGGCCAAACACAATTTGAATATGATCTCAGAGCCGTTCAGCAATATGGTTTCCCAGCATTGTGGATTGACTCAAGTGGCACTGAAGTAATACCAGAAGATTTGGTCAGCATACAAGATGCTGACCGTGAAAGTGGTACTGTTAACCTTTACCGCTATAGACTCAAGCCTAGCACACAGGGATATTACGAAGTCTATGAAATGGTGGAACTCACAAATGGTGAAGTAATTGGTATAAAGGTGGATAGCACACAGCCTCCGCTTACGCCACATAACTTTTATGGCACTCAAACAAACGCCGGAAACTTCTTTGGATTAGCTAGTAATAGCATTAACTTTGATACCAAAGTTAGCTTTAATTCAAGTGCTGTGGACTTGTACCCCAGTTACACCGGTGGTAGTATTGTGCTTGGTCCAGTAAGCCCTCCCACAGACATAGGCAAAACACTTATACCAGAACCCTACGCATTTAGACGCTCGGGTCGTACTCAGGGTAATGGAAGCGATAGTTTTCTTAATTGGGCTGGCTTGCCTGAAATTAAGGTGGGATTCGATCTAGGTGTGAAGTTTGACGTCACTAGACCGGGTTTCGATCAATTTAACATCTGGCAACCAGGATTAATACCTGGTGAGAAAAATCCTCCCACAGCAAATAACAATAGTGTGTCATTACCATTTGGCAAAGGCAGTGGTTATTATGCTACTGGTGATGGCAATGCCCCCGAAATGTTCCAGGTTATTAGTTCATCAGAACAAATGACTGATGTCAATGATTACGCAAACATCACTATGGGGTGGGCAGACCCTAGACATTGTCCAGGAAATAATCCATTTGTTGTGTGTGATATACCTTCCGATACCACCGTGGAAAATGATTATCCCATAGTGGATACTACACTTGGCTGGGGTACACCACAGCAAAGATTTAAGTATAGCAAACGATTTGTTATCGAAACAACCACAAGTAATAATCAAACACTGAACGACGAAGAAGATTTTGCGAACAGTAGTGTGTATTATGACACGCAAGAAACCAGATATGCGTACAAGGTACCCAATGGTGACGGTGATGGCACAAACACAGTGTTTGTAAATGGAAATTATCCATCGCCCAGTGATAAGTCATTCAGGCCAGATGAAATATTTGTTGCTTGTTTCTGGACTGAGCGTTATCTATATAAAAATCAGATTGTGGGTTTTGGTCCTGATCCGCAGAATGCCGGTACCCGCAGACCCTTAATCAAAGATTACTATGGTACCATTACCAGATGTAAGTATATCAGAATGACTGAATTACCTCTGGATGCTGTATTAGTCAGACCTGAATGTGATACTGGTTGGGGCGGTGAAGATTATGTGTTTACACAGGGCGACGGAGAATATCAGGCAGATGATTCCACTGGAGAACAACTATTAGAGGAACCACCAGAGGAACGTGCTGGTTCAAGTGCTACACAAAATTACGAGGTTAACACTGGAGCTGAATATACTGGCGGTGTAAGTCCTGAAGACCCTAACGCTAATGAGGCCGGCGCATTTGATATTAATAATGTACAGGAACTACCGGGTGGCTATGAGTCACGCAATAATAACCTGGTTGAGCCCAGAGGTCAAAATGATGCCACACTACCTAATCCTGAAGCTGCCAGAGCTCCAGGTATAGGACTTGATGACATTAGTGCTGTAGCATTTAGACCCGCAGGTGAATTACCTGGTGATAATGGAGGTACCAATGTCAATGAAAATCTTCAGCAGGGCACTGGGTTACAATATCCTACATTACAAAATACCAACGGAGGATCGAGTCCAGTATTTAATCCACCTCAGGTAATCCTGCCTGGCAAGTGTGATATTGTTTCCGGTCCAACATCATCTTCAACATTTACTGGAAATGGCAAATGTGATGGCGCACAAAGTACTGTGTTGGCATTTACTGCGTCAAATAATTATTATGGTATTACTACAACCGACGAGCAATGGCTAAGTATAAGCCCAGATACATCTTTACAGAAATTTGAATGGCATAACTTTGGCAAAGTTGCTAACAAATATGCTGGTAGTACCAGAGCGTGGGTAGAAATGGTATGTGATTTCCGTGATGACACACTGACTGCTGGTGGTGTAACACTAGTACAAAGTCCATACCCCTTTGGCAAATTGTCTGGAGGCCAATCATTTGATGCTAGAAATCCAGCACAGCAGGGTTTAATTAATAGATGGTGGCAGACAGCAACAGTGATACCAAATCTAAATACTATATCTGGCGCGACACCCGAGGCCGCTATGCTACAATATGGCAAAGACAATTTTGTAGGTGGCCCACCAGGCAGAGCTACCGGAACTAATATCTCTAGTGTGAGAAGAATAGGTCTCAGCGCCGCTGATGGTGCAAATTTTACTATGAAACGACCTAGTGATTGGGGCACAGATAATTCTGTAGATTGGTTGACCAATGATGATATCATTGGTGGCACATCCAGTGGATCATTTGCTTCACATAACAGTGTTAAGGGTGCCCTGGCACTGAACGGTGAACTAGATTGTAGACAAGGTGATTACCTAATAGCATTTATACACATCGGCCATGGTAGCGGAAACGGCGGTACAGTAATACCCAGATACGACATGTACATCAGATATAATCACAACGTTAACGGTTATGGCGGTAGTGACGGCTCAGGTGTTGAAGCATGTGAAGGTGGATTTGCTCCAGAGTCTCAGAGCTATGTCAATGGCGCCACTGCCAAGGCATATAAATCACAAACAACTAGCTCCACAGATACGGCATATAAAACATCAACTGCTATGCGAGCAGGCACAACCTCATCTATATTGTTTAATAACTCCAGCGGTAAGGATCAAACAGGATTATTGGCCGAGGGCAGTAATCCCAGCTGGTTGTTTGATAACATATATTTCCCATACAATGGTCCAACCAGACAGGGTACAGCAGAATCTACAGCAACTAATCCTAATCTCAATGCTCTTTGTTGTGAACCTAGTCTGACACAAGGAACAACAGGGGTAGACGTATATAATTCACCATATTGTAGAGCCTATAGAGCTGAAGGATTATGTGGCGACCGTAACGGTGGTGGTGGTTTTGGTGGCGGCAATGGCGGAGTCAGAGGTGCTGGCTCGCAAGGTGACGCATATGACTTCAATATTAGGTAAGTATAACAAAGGAATATATAATGGCATTAACACCTCCCAACAATAACAAAGGTGATTTTAACACCACAAACACCGCGCCCGTGCCCTGGGAGGAAGTTGCGAGTACCAATCATGAAGTCATTGACAGAAATGATATGCCGTTTGCCAGCACTGTGGAATACAAAGGATACTACAAAGCCACAGCCACAGGTAACCACACCTTTGCCCTGTCAGGTCCATCCAACGTCACAGGATATAGTTGGTTAAGTAGCGCACCCCGCAATAGCGATCATATTCAGACAAGTCAGTCTGACGTTGTGTCACTGGCGTTTTCAAAATCTTATGGCATTATTATACCTAACTCACGAGGTAGCTATTGGCCATTCGAGGACAGAAACGTCATAGGCACAAGTTTTATAGGTTACGGATATTGGCCTCAGAGTGGTTACGGTAATTCTTCTGGATTTAATGGAATATATTCAGGCAGTGACGCGCCCAGTACTGCCTGTGGTTATACTGGTAACCAAGCGCCATCGCATCAGTACTTGATACCAGGCGATATCAGAACATATGGTCCAAATTATCCAACATTTGAGAACAAACAAGCTGGCCCAGGTTGGCAGGGTCCTGAAGATCCTAACTTTACAAATCCATGCTGGACTGGCTCGCCCAGTGCCAGCACACCCAGACCCCTAGTGAGATTAAGGAACACCGATAATCCCGACTTTGATACTAACGCAACACCAAGGACAATGGGCAAAACTTCACAGATATTTTTAGATAACAGTTTTAAAGCTGAAGGTATATCTAATGAAAGCTGGGCTACATTTGAAAGAACTGACACACAGGGTGACCATGTGTTTGTTTGGCCTTCTGAAGTTAATGTATATAGAACTGGCCAGGGCAAATCCAGACCCGAGCGTGTAAACATACGTTTTGGATTAAGATTCTCTAAAACCGACGCTTATACATTTGAATTTAAAACTCGTGACAGTTTAAAAATCTGGTCGGGTGTTAACGTCAGCGATGCTAGAAATTTTGATAAGTTTGAACCCACTAGTGGTATAAATCCCTGTAACCGAAACAGTGGTAATACGTCTGGTACTGGATGGAGACCCGGTGGATGGAATCCAAGTTCACAGGATTATGGTGAATTTTCGGGATCAGTACAAGTTTCTAAAAACCAAAGTATACAAATTTTGGGACACGCAAGCGGAGTTCCTGGTAATTCAACCCATGGCTTTAGTTTAGTTGTTAAAGATTCCGAAGGCAACACAGTATGGACAACTGAGAAATTGCTTACTGGATCCAATCAGGGATTGGTGGGAATCGACGAGTGTGGCTATCATGCCTTGTTGTCCAACCAGGACCGCATACCCGAAGTAAACAGAAGAGAATTTTACAAAGATGACGGCTGGTTGGGCTATACTAACACAGACGTATTCCGTGCTGATGACATAGCTGGCGATTCCATAGCCAGGGACCCTTCAACCACTAGACAATATCTCTGGAGTAACGCCATTGCTAAAACCCGTGGAAGTGAAAGTATACCTGGTTCGGTGTACCTCAGACAAGGCGATTACTATTTTATCAGAACTATTATTAGTAATCATGAAAATAAAAGTGCGAATTACAGATTTACCGTAACATCGCCCACAGGGGGCATTGCCCAGAGTGTAAAATTTAGTGGCAATGGAGATCCTAACAGTGATACTGGTGTGGGCGGCAACAACGGGGGCAACGGTGTTCCCATTAGTCCTGACGCACTTTGTGACAGTGTACTAGCTCCGGGCGGCGTAGCCATAGGCAACAACGATGTAAACTTTGCTGTGATTAATCGCTTTAATATAGTGCTTAATTTAAATGATTTGAATGTTAGTGATTATGAAATAGGCAGAGAAGGACAGGCAGAAAGTTTACCAGGCGGTCAGGGCACTGCTGACCCAGGCTCTAAAAATGTTAAATTTGATGATGGTCCAGGCAACGCTTTAAACATCACTATTTCCAGACTTGTCAGAGGCGGTCAGGATGGTCTAGCTGAATTAACTCAGGCTGAAAGCCAAGCTGTAGACGCTACCTATACCAGACAACTGGCAGAAAATAAAGTTCTGAATTTTAATACGTTTAGAAGCGCCATTAGTAGCCAGGCAGTTATACAATGGGGCTTTGGCGGTAACTATCCCTACATATATCACGCAGTGAGTGAGGTTATTGCTAGTATTTGTACAGGTGTAGAGCTTGAATCTTCCCAGGCAGACGGCTCACCCGCACCTCAGAGCCAATCGCCGCTACCGGCTCAAAATGTTATTACTGAACCTGATACTGGTCTGAATGCTGGAGGAAATAACAATCAAACTTGCGTAGAACTTAACCTATCACAAATTAATTCTAGTGCCGCACAAATAACAAATGAGTGTTTTGATGAATGTAAAACACCACAAGAATATGAACCGCTTTTGTCTCAATACAAGAAAAATGCGGGTGATTATAGTGGAACAGCACCAGGGTACTATGATATGATCCAAGTACAATCTGCTTGGGGTATGAGAAACCGATTTGAAGATTTTACTCCGTCGGTTGCAGGTTATGGCAGAGCTTCAAACATAGCAATCACTGAGAATATAAAATTTCCACCAGGTGTTATTACTAGTGTACCATTCACAGTACCAGATGTATTTTTTCCAGATAACTTCCTAGATCAAACACTGGATGCTAGTTTTGGAACAGAAGTAAGCACTAATACGTCTGTGTACAATCCAAACAATGCTTCGGGTGAAACAGGTTCTCTCAGACCATATCTGGCATGTTGGATAAGTAATTATGCTGGTGGCCCACCTTTGGGATTAATTCAGCTGCAACAAATGCCAAGCGGCAGAACATTTGTGACCAGATTTACCGCAAATTATGACCAATTTATAGAACAGCCAGAAAAATACATAGGATATACTGGTAACATATATGGTGTTAAATTTATTAACTTTGCCACATTGGACATTGCTAAAATTCAAGCCACAAATTTTGCTATACCAAACATAGGTTCTCAAGGGTTTATAGACAATTTCAGTGCCATAGGATACTCTAGTGAAAAGCTTGTGTTGGTGGGTTATTTGCCAGTGCCTGACTGTAGTAATCAGTCCAAGGGATCACAGAATAATAGTAACAGAAGCGCACCCGACATGCGCAACATTAATGGAGGGTCCGTATAATGTCTGACTATGTCAGAATTAATAACACAACCTACTCAACTGGACAATATGATGGTCTGGGTACTCCTAGTGTGCGCCCGGACTTTTTTGGAAAAGGAGCTGGTCTTAAGCAAAAAATTCCATGGCCTCATCAGGGCTACATCGAATCCTGGCCCATTACTGTGAACAACACAGAAGTAGTGTCAGGTTTCAGATACGCATTTTCAGCCGCTGGTGATAGTGCAAATGCTATTGTGAGCCAAACAAGTTCAGTTATCCTGATATGGTACAGTAATACACCAGGTGGAGATCCACTGATACAAATAGATGGCACTAAACTGGTCTATAATTTTCAGTCAACTGAATTTTATCATGTCATAGGACAGCGATATTCAGTCAATGATCCAAATACAAACCCAAGCAGTCTGTGTGTGCCAATCATTAATAAGACATACTATATTAATTTTGCTGGCGTGAGCACAGCCACAGCACAACAATGTAGCACTAAATGGGGCAACACAATTAACCCCACACCCAGAGCACCTACATCAAGTGAATTGGTGAATTTTCCAGCTTCAGACATAGGTGGACGTTCCACGCTGGCTCTGATTGTGAGTACAGATGTATATGGTGTTTTACCCTATGATGATTATGTTAAGGAGGTCACATGACAGATGTTTTAAAGCAAATTACCAGACCCAGCAGGATTAATAATAGTATCACTACTAGGGGCAAGATTGTGGATGCTCAGTATGAAATTAGTATCTGTAAAACAGTGATTGATGGGCCAGATCCAGCCAGTGCTGTGGATAACGTTGACGGGCTTATGATACGCCCTGGCTTTACTAAATCACAGTGGCTTAATTGTCAGTGACCGTAATAACATAGCACTTAATAAAAACCGATAAATACAGGTATGTCAAATATACCGTACAATGATCTGGGCAGTCTCTTTAATAGCGGACAGGGTCAGATAGCACTCTCAAATAACGGCTTAAATGTACTGGAAATAATTCCAGAAGAGTTTGCCGATATTACTGACGTAGATCTTAACTTAGATACGTTTACTACTAACCTTGTGGGTAACCCCACGCCAGAGCTATGTACGGGTATTGTGTCTTGGATTAGCACTGAGCCTGGTGGCGCACCACTGACCACGGGATTGCTGGCTGGCAATATCAATGTTAGCACATCAGGAAAAATAGATCTTAATTGGGCACTGAGTTTAGACCCAGCCAACGTTGAGACTACCAATGGATTTGGTAATGTCATATATGATGTAGATTATGTACTGGGTTACCCAGAGGGAGATTTAGCGCCTGGCTCGCCCAGTGTATCATACTATCTTAACATAGCATATGTAAATGCTGATTGCTTGGATGATTATGCTAACTGTGATTTAATTGACCCCACACAAAACATCTATCAGGGTACTTGTATTGATACCAAAACATCATGGGCTGGTATACAGACAAAAGGCAGTAAACATTGTGGTAGTTACCAGGGTGCTATTAATTTTAATTCTATATTAGTTACAAAGCCCGCCTTGGTATGGAACTCCAGCACAACCAGTTACTATCCCTATGGGTCAAGTAGCACAGAACTTGAGGTAGAAGCAAATGCTACCTATAGCACACAATTTGATTTTAGCGCAATAGGTACGTCAATCGTTGAAGGAGTGATATACAGTAAAAATGCCCTGGGTGTGTCTAGTAGTATGGTATGGATATCATCTACACCAGGTGGCGAACCCATAGCAACCACAAACGGATGCGAAGCTAAAAAAATTATCACAAAAACTGGTGGACAGTTTACTATAAAGAGGGCTGGTAACACCGCTAACCGTGATATAGATTTACAAGTTCTGGGCGGAGAGATTTTGTATGTCAATGTCCAGGCACTTACTACTGAAAGTAATCCTGTTACAGCAGATATTGGTGTTGTAAATAGTCAATCCACACGTTCAGAAACAATCAGAATTGATCTACAAGAAGTCCAAGAGGATAACGCAAATGTAAATTATAGTGCTCCCTTGGGCGCTCGTAGAGAAGTTACCCCCATAGGTGTAGCAAGCGGTAAAAATACTGTGTTTGATTTCCCTGAAGCGGGAGAGTATTTAATCAGTGCCATGTACACTGATGACACTGGAGCAATATACAACCAGTCTAAAACAATAACAATTGAACCCGATGATGTCGAGGGCGTACTTAATTTAGTACCCAGAGATCCTAATTATTCGGTATCGTCTACCCTAACCAGAGGTTTCCTGGGTTATGGTCCAGCTTATCAGTGTAAGCCTGGTAGGTATCAAAATGATGAGAGATTTTCAAGCATAGGTTCCAACTTCACTTATAACGGACAAACCTATAACATGACGCCCAACATGGCTGGGTGCTTGGCATTTAATTGCTTGGATAACTGTCTGGGCACAAACGTCACTGGCAATGGTCCCAACGGAATTTTAAGTCGCGGCACTGTTGATAGCTGTGTTGCTAACTATTATGGTACTTCAGAAAAAAGCGCAGAAATTTTAAACTGGACAAATCCTGGTTTTACTGATGTTGTTGCTGAAGTAAGTAGTGATATTTTATATTACCCCTTGGTTATACCAACCACTGATCTAAGCGACACCAAAACTGTTCACGCCACAGTAGAAGCCACAGGCAACAATGTATTGATGTGGATTAGCACTGAGCCCGGCGGTGGCCCAGATGGATGTTATGGTTTCCTGGATAGCTACGCAAATTATTATAGTTTTAACGGACAGATGAAATTTTATGCCACTCATAGCAATGGTGTGGTACAAAAGTTTAGTAAAAGTCACGCTCAGTTGGAAATGGGCCACACCTATTATGTAAACGTTGCCAGAATTTCAGGTAACATCAAGAGTTTCATAAATGGCGAGACTCCTACGTTTGTGCCAAACAAGAATATTACTGTGACATTCAATGGCATGAGCTCTTGGAATTACGCAGACACTGGCAAAGGCACAAATCCTGCTGGAGGCATAAATGTCAGTCCCATTATTGACGGAACGTCAAGTGCCAATGTAGCAGTGGGATCAGAAGTATTGCCGCAGAGTTATGCTGTGAGTGAAAACTATGGCATTTGTGCTGAAACCTGGGACTCAGGTAATACAGATGATGTGGGTGTCATGGTAACGGCACAAAGCCGTGTCGCAATGCCGTTCACTACAACAACCAGAATGTACAAGGGTGAAATAAATTTAAGCTCTGGTAACCAATCATTCAGTAACCCAGAACAAATCATAGCATATATTGTTGACGCACCTGAAAAAACAAGTCAGTCAGCCTATGGCAAGGTTGTAGCTGCCACTAATAATACAACCGGTGGAGTCGAATTAGCTTTTAATGTTGATGTTAAGGTCCAGGGTTACGATGGTGTACCTAGTAGTGACGCTGTGTTAGAACCCTTTACGACATATTATATGATTGTGGAAAACAATGCGCTGAAAACATTTACAGGGCAAAGATTGCTTACTATGGTATATGACAGTGCCTATGGGTTACCCAACACAAATTACGATTTATATCCACCATGGTGTTTGAATTCTAGCAAACAAAACGTTGGGGCAACAGCAATTAATAGTGTGCCGTTTACTACCCCACAAACGTCCCGCCCCAAATTGGGATCAGGTATCAATTGCCAATTCACTGATAATGCTACATTTAATTACTATAGTCTGGGGCAGAGATTCACAATTAAAGGCAAAGATATAATTTGTAACTCACTAATAGCAAACTGTCTGAGTGAACAGAGTAATCCCACTACACAGGATGTATTGAGATGCGCTGGAATTTATCATGACAGTTTAAATCCCGATACCCCATTCAGAGATCCTAGTTATCCTGGAGGCTTGCCCAAGGATAGTGACAACGCACTGAATACACAATCTCCTGACCCAGAGATATTAACATATACCACTGGCGCTGGAATGAATGTTTACTCAAGCGGCAGACCCATACAAAATCCTCTGAGTGGCGGTGCTAGCGCAGTGGACGCCACAGTCAGACAAGCCATTGACTCCGGAGACTTTTCAGATTTTAATCTTAATGGATTAAAAAATACTGCGTTTACGGGCAATAGCGCAGGAGTAAATTGGCAGGATTATCTTAGCCAATTTGAAAAGTATGGTAACTACACAAGTTTTTCAAACTACCCACTGACTGGCGATGCTGACCTTATACCGTCCAGCTTTAAAATTCGCAAGCGCAAAGTAAAAAACCCCAGTGTATATGGATTTGAACTACCGCTCAAGGACGGCAGATTTATTAATGCCACAAGTCAGAGAGTAACTGGTGGTGCGGTTAAACCTTTGTCTAAACCACTGAATATTATTGCCAGAACTCCCAGAGCTATTAAAACATATAATGTCAGAGACGAGGCTTATGGCAAAGTTGTGCCCACTAACCTCAACCAAACATATCGCAACACTTATTACAATCCCAGAAGCGTGGGCGCCTACTTTAGTACCAAAGGCAGACAAATACAAAACATTGGCAATACTGGATTTATTAGTAATCCTGGCTCACAGGGACCACCAGGTGGTGGTTATGTAGTAAGCTCAGGAGCAAATCAAAGTATACCTAGCACTACGCCCAGAATAGGCAGAGATCCTATCGACCAGGGTGACGGTGAAGATTACATTTTACCTGATCCCTGGCAGCCAGCAGACAGGGACGGTAACATAACCTATGATAAGAATGGCGAGATGTCTGTAACGCCACTCAAAGTAGATGACAATGGAAATTATGTTCCTGCTGGTGAAGAGGCAAAAATTGACCTCAGGCAGGCAACACCTGAAGCAGAATTCACAGCCTTAAAAGCGGCTAGTGTAGCAGATGGATCAGAACTTTATATCAATGACAGAAAGATTGTGTTTAAATATGGTGGTTCACTTGAAAGCATTAAGACCCAAATTAATTGTGGAAAACTTGGTGTTACAAGTGTCATAGGCGAGGATGAGGCCACAGGACAACAAAAACTCATCATTAGTAGTTGTGATAGTTCCCCCTGGACAGTAGCAAATGGCTGTGGTGGTGGAGTATTTCAACAGGTTGGTGATTTCCATATTAACCGTGGATTTGATCAGAGTAAGTCAGTAACTAGTGTGTTTGTACCACAGAGCCAGTTGGTTGGTGAGTCGGGGCCCGATGCCAATACAGTAATTATTAATATCCCATACACTGACCAAAATTTTCCTAACACAGGCAGATTGGTAGACGTAAATTTTGATAGAAATTTGTATATTGATCCCACATATCCATCTGATGCTCCCAACAAAACATCAGCTAAAAACTTTACAGATTTTAATGTACCAAACGGGTCAGGATTATTTTTGCCCCAGGAAACTGTTACACAGTCAACATCAGGCAAAGGTTATCAGGTAGGCGATAGACTTCGTCTAGTTGGCGGCACACCTGTAAATACTAACAAAGGTCCACTGACTGTTATCTGTATTGAGAACGCTGGCGCTGGCTATGTTGATCCTGGTAAGTTAACTGTACAAATAGGTGATGGCACAACACCAGGATTTGGTGCTGTGGCTGAAGTCTTTAGCTTGGACATGAACGGTGGTATATCAGAAATACGTTTATTAAATTATGGCGTAGGTTATGACCCAGCTAGACCACCCGCTGTGACCATTGTTGATAAGCATAGTGATCAGGCATACCAAAATCAAAAGATTACAAATGGTTTAAATCAGTTCGATGAAGTTATCCTGGTAGCTAATAATGTAATACGATTTGATTATCCAGAAATTGTTGAATCTAATGACAGCACAGTGGAAGAATCCTACATACAAGTTACGCAGACTTACTATCGCGTTAGTAGCACCGTGGGAGAATCAGAACTGTTTATAGGTGGCGCTAATGAAACAAACGATTGCCAGATGTATTACGGCGGCAGAACAGCGGACGGAAATTACCCAAGCATTAATATTAACGCTGGACAAGTTTTTGGCAATGTTACGCATACCAGATATAAGGCAGTGGTAGGATTACCCAAGTCATTCTCAGTAAATCGCGGCCAGTACATAAGGTTTAGAAGCACAGGCTCAGGACAAAATGCTAGCATAGTGAATTCACTGCCAGAGCTTCTTTGTAGTGATCACATGATTGGTAAAGATGACAGCGGCGGCGATATCATAGCCACAAATATGCCAATAGTCAGACATCGCGCGTTACTGAATGCTAGTACAATCGATGCCATTGCGGCAGAGATGGCGACTGGGTCGGTTACAGTTAGTGTAGCAAAACCATTCTTACCAAATACAAACGTTGGTGTATTCATACCAGTGGCTCCCTATGGTATACCCAAAGTAGAATCGGAACTCAGCGCACTCATAGGTGTGGACCCCAATAAAGTAGACGCCGAAGGTATTAATCCAGTTGACCCCTTTGTGGGAGGTTATGCTCCACTGGGCGGCCCATTGCGTGTTGCTAAGTTTCTGGTCACACAGGTTGATGCTGAGGGCGGAATTGCTGGACTTAAACTACTAGACAGAGGTTTATACAGGGTATTCCCTTCAGATCTGACATTTGGTATTCCCTTGGAGTATGACGCAGAATTATTGGGTGCGCCCACTACAGCGCAAAGAGAAGCCTCAGGACAATATGTGAGCTCAGATATCTTGGGCGGTGTTGACCCAACTCAGGATAATATACTGTATGGATTTACTCACCCAGAATATTGGGATTCTGCTAATGAGGAACCTATTGTTCCATTCAAAGGAGCAACATTTGACGGTAAAACAGGAAGTAAACATCCTCAGTGGATAAAGGCAAACGAATACAAACAAATCAATAAAGATGGTGAATCTGAACTTATTACTTACTGGGGTACGCCTGGCGCATACGACCCTACTACGTTGATTGTACTCACAGAGGTATTACCTGACGGATCCACAGTGGAAAGGCAGATACCAAAGAATTTAGAATTAGAACTAAGCGAAGCTGGCGTACCCATTAAAGTAAAAACTCCTGAAACTATTGCTGGTGGACAAGGTGCTAGAGTATTCCTTACCGCTACTGACGTACCAGACTGCTCAGAAGAAGGCACCGCTAAACAAGATTTGGGTCTACCAGATGTTGTGAGAGAATTGGATGGTCCCAGATCTTTTGTTAATGCGGCAAATGCTGGTCTCATAGACGTTGGTTACCAGCCTGAAGATATCAGATGGGAAGTTGATGGCGGCAATGTTATTGCTAACGTCACACTTAATTCAGTGTTCCCTGGTGTAAGATTTAATGGTTTGGATTGGTTTGGTTTGCCCAGCGACGATTATGCGGTGGGTGCTCTGTGTATACAAGCAACACTTAGCTCGCCCAACCTTACTATAACGCAACAACAAAACGAACTAGAACGAATTTATCAGAGTTCTGACGCATTTGGAGTAAACCAAGATACATTTACTCTGCCAGACACAAATTTTCAGACACCAGTTAATAATAGTACTAGCGAAGTTAATGCCGCAGTTTTGAGTTTACTATGTATCGATGATATACAAACAGATCCTAATAGTGTGTTTGGTGATGGACCAGTGTTTGCTACTATCAAAGAACTCTATAAGTACGATATCAGTAATATTTTTGGTCAGGAAGTAAAATTATCTGGTAGTAAGCAAGAAGTAGATGCCTATATTTTCCAGAGCAAGAGATTTAATAATCTAGATCAGATAGACTTGTTCAGTTATCAGGCCGATATAAATGGAAAAAGACCCTCATACATAGATATACCTGACAAACTTTGGGTGGACAGCGTTACATTAGATGACAGTCTAGCAAATATAGCAGTCAGATTCCCTGGCTTTACTCAGGGCGGCTGGGGATATTTTGAAGACGATTTTATGACTCGTTATCAGACACCCTTGGTAGACACCAGATATGTCCATAACAGCATCATATATGATCCAGAGTCAGGCGCTAGAACCACCGACCTATATCCCTGGGATCCATTCAAAGGCGTGTTGCCTGGCTTTATTGACAAAGAGATTGATTACATATCAGAAAATGATCCAGTAGTTTATAAAGCACAACGACATCAGTTTGGAGTAAAGCAGATTGGAGCAGTTTGGTGGGACACATCAACAATCAGATACCAGTGGTATGAGCAAGGCACTAATGTAGATCGTTGGAAAAATTGGGGCAAAGCATTTCCAGGTTCAACTGTTATAGTGTGTGAATGGGTAGAGAGCCGCGCTAAACCAGAAAACTGGTCAGGCGATGGCACCCCTAGATGGGTAAACAGATATATCACAGAAAGACGATGGGACGCAGTTAAGCAAGAGTATTCATTCTTCTACTATTACTGGGTAATGAATCGCACAACAGTTGATGCCAGACTTCGTGAGACACGAAACAGACAGTACGATACTCGCACCATAGCCAGATATCTCAGTGACCCTGTGGGCTTTGGTATCCACATGATCAGTTTCCTGAGTAACAATGCTGTGATGTTCAGCAACCTGAGTGACGTACTCAGAGATTCAGGTAACCACGTACAGATTAATTTAAGCAGAGACCTTGACCCAGATGGTATCAAGCACACTGCCTGGAAACTTATTCGTGAGGACGATGACAATAGCACGATACCTGACAACATCACACTCAAACTAACTGACAGTTTAGCGGCAGAAAACCAAGTAGGTGAGGTTGTACCTGATCCAGGCTTGAGTAGTGTAATGAGTTATGGTGCTGGTTTTAGACCACGCCAGAGTATGTTTGTAAACATCAAAGAGTCCAGGCGTACCATGGCATTTGTTCTTAATGAAATTTTTGCCAATCTCAAATTGTACACTGACTTCCCAACATGGGATAATAATTTCCCAAGCACTGATACCTGGCAGTATATTGAGCGCGTAAATTATTATAGTGTTATCTATGTGGACGAGAATACCAACGAGCCAGTCAGATACGATGATAGTTACAAGCCTATCTTTAACGTAGCAACTATATCAGATCTCAATGCGCTGACTGACTTGCCTGACGGAACTGTGGTACAAGTAGCAGGCACAGAGCTAGCTGAGCCACAGCTATGGATTTATAACGCCGAAAGCAATGACTTTAGTCAGATAGCTATTCTTAACGACACCATAAGATTTAAGGATTCTGTATTCACTGACGACACAAACTCACAAATGAGTTTGGAGATTCGCAATGTACTCAACTTGTTTAACGATGATCTGTTTCAGCGTTTTAACTTCTGGAACATCTTGTTCTTTGAAATGCTCAAGTATGCCTACATGGAACAACGCCAGTTGGATTGGGCATTCAAGACAACATACTTGTATGTAGAGAAAGAAGAAGAAGATCTCATACAAATCTCAGGCTTCAAGCCAGACAACTATCAGGCTATCCTGGATTACATGGACGAAGCAAAGCCATACTCAAGTAAGGTTCGTGAGTACCGTGATGGTAAGTCTCCACCCATAGAAATCATTGGTACCATACAGCCTGGCGATGGTATACCTGGCGATGGTGACTACGACGATATCAGTAGTGGTGTGCCAGGCATACCTGGATTGCCCGGACCTGGTGAAGGTCCTGGAGATGGACCTCCGGGAGATACAAACCCCAATGCTGGATTGCGTAGTGTGAGTGATTATGACAAGCCGCCCTACCCCGATCCAGCCACAGGAACTATCACAATATTGGATGACTTTAATCAGGCAGACCGTGAGATCATGGCAACTGATCCTGATTATGTCAATTATTTCAGTGTTACTAACAAGGCTGACGATCCCATAAGACATATTAATTTAAATCTTACATATGACAGAACAAACTGGCGGTTTACTGAGTATCTGTGGAACGCAAATACTACTTCCCTGGAACAAAGTATTAGTAATAACATTGTAAGTTTGACAACGCAGTCAGCCAAGCAAGTTGGGGCCAATGGTAATGTTCGTGCCATAGACAGAATATTTAAGTTTGATCCAGTTATAATTACCCAGTTTAATTTAGATGTGGAAAATAACTATCCAGTGTTTAACGGCGCAAGCGATTACCCTTCAAATGTATATGTCAGAAGAGCAAATGATGTTTTGAGTGCTACATTTGATTTGTATAAATCCAACAAGTATGTAACATCAGGTACTGGTTGGAAAACTACTGACTGGGATCTACAGGAAGCACCATACACAGACATTGTCACAAACGTAGACGTAGTATATGACATAGTAGAGTCAGGCAACCTTAACTTTACACTTGCTCTGCTTAAAAACAAAGTAGGTGGTGACTGGCAGGGCGAGACCCTGGACGCCAATGTGTTTACCAAGGTAGTACCTGGCGCTGATCCCACATATGACTATCAAACAATATTTGGTTATGGCACAGAAGACTATGAACAGTTTTACTGGGATGTGGTACAGGAAGTCAACAACTATGTTGGCATCTTTAAGCCGCCACCAGAGGTCAACCTCAGGAGAAATGACAGAGACTACGACGGTTTCGACGGTATTAGTTTCCTCAGAGTATTGTATGGCGAAGAACGCCCCGAAGAATTAGTGCAGGTTGATCCATACGATCCTAACATTCTAAATGTATATACCAATACAGAAACAACACCCATACCCATAGGTGCGGCTGATGTGTGGACTAATCCACGTACTGGTATAACAGAAGTTGGATTAAACGGTAACGTTGTGGTTAACGCTGGTGGTGCGATCACACAAGTAAATCTCAGTGATGACCTCATTGACAGAAGTTATGGCACATGTAGAGTGGTTGATATTCATGCCGTGGATACTGATGGCACTGGTAGTGGTGCTGAGTTTAGAGTAAACTTACAAACACCACCAGCTGGCTGGCCAGGTGGCGCATCATGGCCACAACTTAGCAACGTTGAAGTTGTTAGTGGGGGCACAGGATATTTTACTAGCACCACAACTGTTTATCTCACGGTGGCGCTAGCTAAGAATGCTCAACCAGTACAGTTCCAGATATTCCAGAGCTTGTTTGGACAGACAGACTATAGCAGAGTCAGAGAGCGTACATACCTCAAGGAAGACTTGTACACCTGGACTGAAGAAATTGTACTAGTTGATCCTAGCTTAGTGCCCGATCCACTGCCAGGAAAGCCTGGACTAATGTGGGTAGATGGATCAGAGCTTATTGAATATTCGCGCAAAGATCCAAACACCGGAGTTATTACGCAATTCAGACGCGGAGCCGAAGGCACTACCATACAGGATTGGAGTGCTAATGTAGCAGTTTGGGACGGCAGTGAAGAAAGTAAATTTAATGACATTGATCCCTGGAGAAATATTTGGTTGGATCAGGGATTCAGATACGGAGCAATTTATAACTGGGACGACAACAACTACGAAGATAATGATGATTCAGGAAACATATTCATAATGAATGATGAATCAAACGTTAGTAGTATGATCAACGAAGCAAATCTTGACATACTTATAAGTGAAGTTTTGGGCGCCAATGTTGGTACTGGCTGGCAACCAGGCTGGGACTATGGTAATATTACTAGTATAACATGTAACGTATCAAGTATTTCCTACATAGAACAGGGCAAGGCTAGATTTACCATGGATTGTGAAATACCCAGAAATGTGGGCTTCTGTCAGATTACTACTGATTTTGCCCAGGGCGAAATAGACTTTGTAATCGACGATTCACCGTTTGGTAATGTAATTGTGTTGGAGAGCCCATTAACAAATATTAGCATTATTGCTGAACAACTTAGTGGTGGTGGTAACGGCAATGTGATATCTAATGTACTCTTAGTACCACAAGGCAATGAGCAGTACGATGCCTATGCTACTGTTAGAAGTAATTCATGGGTAAATGCCACAGCCACAGGTAATATTAGTATCACAGAAAACTTTACACCTGTATTGGAACCCAATGCTAATATAACCGGTTTTGCTGACATTACTGGACTAGATGTATACGGTGTAGCCAACACTATTAACAATTTTGGATTACCCACAGTATCAGCCAGAGTAGATGATGTTTGGATGGGAGCACCAGCTCAGAGAAGAAAGTATCTCAGATTATCTGGTAGATTCTTTACTGTAAATGAAATAGATACACCAGTGTTACACATTGATACTGGTACATACAACGCAGAATGGTTTCAGTACAACAAGGTACAAAATAACACAATTATTGTAACAGATGATTTGTGGACAAGTGAAAACCTTGTGGAGGGCATGACCAACACCAAAGTAACATTTAATATTGATTTAAACAATATACCCTGGGATTATGCTAATGCCACAGGATTCCCAGCACTTAGCTTGGCTGACCTTGCCAACACAGACAGCACAGACAATAACAGTATCATGAAGTTCCTACATGGTATCGATCAAGACCCAACCGAATTGTAATGTGGGCACTTAATGAAGAAGGATAAATACAACAATGTCAGAAGATAATAAAAACAAGGAGAAGTCAGTGCCAGAACAGCCCAAAAGCATTCCCAATGAAACGGCTGGCATAAACGTTGAAGGTCATGTGTTCATACGTGACAAAGAAACTGGCGAGACGCTCTTAAATCAACGCAACGCTATCCACTATGGTAACATGGCTAACTTAATTGCTAACGCACTGAACAATGGTTCAGGTGCTTATATTCAGTACATGGCATTTGGCAACGGTGGTACTAGCGTAGACACCACTGGTAAAGTATTGTATAAGACTCCCAGAGTAAGTGAAGCATTTGAGTCAGGCGCTAACCTTTACAGCAGAACATATTATAAAACTATCAATACTGTTAACAATGAGCTTGACAAGATTGATATCATTGCTGGACCCAGTTATACAGATATCAAGATGACCTGTACCCTGGGATATGATGAGCCAGCAGATCAGGACTTGTTCGACTCCAGTACCACAAACCAGGGCGATTACATATTTGATGAGATGAGTATTTTTAGTTACCCATCAGACCCTAGTAATACAGTACCCATTAATACAAGTACCATGCTTACTCATGTAATCTTTCACCCAGTACAGAAGTCACAAAACAGAATTATTGAGATCATTTATACTATTAGGATCCAGTTAAGTTAAGGGATAACGAATGCCATACGTCATAAACAATACAAGCGGCACAAAAATATTTTATGTGGGCGACCAGAGTTTCAATACCGAGACCGCGCTTACATTGCCAGGCAGAAATGTTCCTGACTATGGCGAGCCTGTAGACACAAACTTTATACACCTCCTGGAAAATTTTGCTAACGGCACACCACCGCAATCTACTGTAACGCTACAGGGTCAGTTATGGTACGATACATCCGATGGTATTTTTAAAGTATACGATGGCGCAAACTGGGTTCAAACAGGTAAGGTACCAGTAAATGATTTACCACCTCCCGGTAATCAATCTGATGGTAACTTCTATTTCGATACCAGTGTCAGAAAGTTAAAACTTTATTACGACAACACCTGGTATGATAGTTCTTATGCTGGTGAAGTAAGCACAAGTTACAATACTATTGGACAAGGTTCTCCCAATTTATATGGTAGCAGAATTAGAAATATCTTCCTGAGAAGAGCTTCAGACAATCGTGATGTTCCATGTTTAGCCATTACACAAAGTTATGATGGTCTTGATACCATTGATATTGTAAATGGCACTGTGCCTACTTTATATGGATCAGAAACACTGATTGGATTGTTTAGTCGTAACACAGAATTTGTAGCCTTAGATGTTACTACTAACTCAGAAGAGGAATCACTAAACTTTTGGGACGAACTTAATCAGGTTGGCGGCATAGGCACAACTATTAAACCCGGCCTCAATGTACGCAAAGACGCTACTGCTGAGTATCCCATTGCTAGTTTAGCACAACGAGCTCAGACAAGTTATAATCTCAACCTGGGTAGTTATGGTGCTGACGGCGCAAACATTGCCGCCGCCAACGTGTTCAGACACGACTCTGACAGTTTACCTGTAGCCAATCTCACATACGACCTGGGCGGACCAGACAATGTATTTGCTGAAGCTTGGATCGATAAAATATATCTAAGCAATGCCTTGTTGGGTAACGGTAGCAATGTAACCATTGGTACTGACGACAATCCCATAGAAAATATCTATGTCACTGACATAGAGATAGATGGTAATCTACTGATCGAAGGTGATGTAACCATAGGTAGTAATACATCGCCAGTGGCAGGCATATATGTTGAAGAACTTTTTGTTGATCAAACACTTAGCATAGGCAACGTAATTAACGAGACCAACTATGTATTCCCAGAGAGCAGAGCTGGAAACTCCCGTTTGGTATGCGACGATGATGGGCAATTGTACTGGTTAGATAACGGAGCATTGTATACTAACATAGTAGCAAGTAATGGAATGGAGATCACAGTAACAATTGATCCATTGCCTGGCGCAATTAATATTAGCAATCGTCAAGCAGATATTTCAGCTAAACTAGGTTTAGGACTATACTTTGATCAGGATAATGCCATTGCTGTAAACTTTAATGATATTTCAACATGTGACATCAAGGAAGGTGTGGGTTGTGACAGACTTTACTATTCAGATGCTCGTGTGTTTGCTATGATAGAAGCAAGTGTTGACCCCTCTAATGAGTCTGGGTTGGAAGCTCTAAACAATGGACCAGATGATTATCAATTAAGAATTCACGGCGGTGCCCCACGGGTTGTTGGAGTAATTGAGTCTCCAGTGGAAAGCCCTATTACAATAGACCAAAACAGATTAAACATCGACGATTTTGGTTTTAATAAAGTTGGCATTGACCTTATACTTAACCCCTTATATGCTGGTGACCAACTCAACGGTATACCAGCTGGCACGGGATTAGATGACGAAGATAGTGGCTTAAGCCTAAACTGGCCGGCAGTGGCTGACAATCTGTTTGATGTAGACACCACAACTTTGTCGCCAGCTGACCAAGGCACAGTGGTAGGTACATTAGCAATTAAGCGCAAGCTCAATGATCCCACTGAGCCAGCATCACATGTAATTTTTATCGATAAAATTACTAAATTAGGCAGTGGTGGTGAATCTGTAGAAGATATTGTATATAAAAACAAAGAAAATCAAATGGGAGTCAATTCTGGCTCCATAATATTTGGTCCCACAACTACCAGTAGCCAGTATTACTGGCAAGCTGGCTATAATAATTTAGAAAGCACAAATTATAATAGTTTAGGAACCATACAACACAAGGGCGATATCAGAGTCATAGGCGGGTCGACTTCAGCTCCTGGAAATCTTATTGCTGATGGCGATGTAACTGCCCGCAGAGTAACACAGACCTCCGATGAAAGATTAAAGAAAAATATATCACCCATACAACATGGCCTAGACAAGGTTCTTAAATTACAGGGTGTAGAATATCAGTACATCGCTGACGCAGACAATACAGAAGTTGGTCTCATAGCACAACAAGTAGAAGAAGTTGTGCCCGAAGTTGTCAGAGAAAGTGATGATGGTATTAAGACCGTCAACTATGGCGCTCTGGTTGGTGTACTTATTGAAGCCGTGAAAGAACTTACTCAGGAAGTAGAAACTCTCAAAGCCAAGTTAGGAGACTAACGTGGCTAGAGCTCCCAGCCGTCCATATGATGAACGATTAACTAATCTGGGTACATGGACTGGTCCCTGTTACGATACTAGCTGTGCTGGCGATGCCGCACTAGCAGGCAAAACATATGTAAAAGATTGCGCTGGCAGAAAAGGCACTAACGGTCCTGTACCACAAAGCTCTATGAGCGTGGGTAATTTTCCTAACAATGTTGAAGTTAAACCTGATGGTACTGTATACAGATATTTTATATACGGCAATGAAACTCAGGTTGATAGTTATTGTAATAATAATGGAATAACCCCAGAGCAATACAACGCTAGATCTGCTTCTGTAAAAGCACGATATTGTGACACAACCAAGGGCGGCATACATTATCTTAAAAGCCCTAGCTGTGGTTATGTAAGAACAGTTAGCAGGCCCATAGGAGCTGATGTTTGGTATCCACAGCCTGTGGCTGAAGCACCAGCACAACCAGATTGTCAGCCCACTGGAGCATTGCTTGAAGGCATAACAGTTGTTGGTAGCAAGGGCGGCACAGTATTTGGTTCAGGGCCATATACACTTAATTCAGATGCGGCCACTGCCGCGGTACATGCTGGTCTTATCCAGGAAGGTGATAGAGCCACACTCAATAAAAGATCAAGTGGCCCTAATAAGATAACAAACTTTCCTGGAAGTACTCGTAACGGTGTAACAAGCTTGCCAAACAGTGGATCAGTTACAGGCGTAATATCAGAAGTCGCAATTATAGATTCTGGTCCCATGGGAAGTACTACTACTTCAATTGAACCCATATTGGTCAATGGTGAGAATGCGGATCTTGATGTAGAGCTAAATGCCAGTCGGAATATTATTAAAGTAAACATACTGGGTGGTGGTAGTGGATACAGAATAGGCGATACATTTAAAGTTACAAGTTTAACTTTTGGTAGCGGCGCTTCAGACGGATTACTACAAGTTACTGGCATTAAGACAGTTGAAGCCGGCGGTGGTTGTGGAATCGATCTGGAATTAGTAAAAATCTTTACACCAGACCCACAACCACAGTGTGACCCACTCGTAAATCAAAGAACAGAAAATCTCACTGTGGGAACTGCTACTACCCGAGGAGGTTTAGGCAGAGTAAAACTGCTAAATCGATTCCCACCTCGGAAATACATCACAACTCTACCATCTGAAATGGGCGGCGGGGCGAACAACGCGCCCGATTCTGAAACAAACTGGTACTATACTTGCCCAATGTTTGATATCAAGAATGACAATGAGGCTGCCAGCGGCGGTCCCATAACCGGAATAAGACTTACAAGTAGCGGTATAGGTATTAGTGGTCAAAGCGTTTACTTTAACTATTTAGATTCTACTGGCTCCGGCGCAGACTTTAATCAAACTATTGTCGGAGGCAAACTCACAAACGTTACAATAGCTAGCGCCGGAGATGGATATCAAGTTGGGGATAGATTTCAAACTTCTTTTTTAAGTTTTGGTGGTGGATCAACGGGCGGCACCTGGGAAGTAACGTCTATCGCTGACAATGGCGGCGCAGGACAAAAGTGTGACGACGTAGACGGTATAACATATACATGGAAACATATTTCCGGACCATCAAAGGGTGAATCACACAATGGCTTTAGCATGGGCCATAATGTTAGATCGTATAATAATCAAACTGACAACAAAGGATGTCTGGGCGGCAAAAACTGTTCACCTTTTCCTAATGAATCTGCTGACCCACAGAGACATATTAACTTTTTTGTGTTTGACATTCCCGGTGGGGGAAGTGATAATGGTTTCCCAACCCCGGGCAAAGAAGGATCCGGATATGCCATAGGAGATGTATTTGAACTTCGTCCCCTAAGCAATAACACTGAATTTTTAGATATGAATATTCCTCTAAAAATTGAAGTTGAAACATTGTTTGAACCCGAGTCAAGTGGCCAAGGCACAGTAGATTATGTAGTGGAAGATGATGTAGGCGTAATATACAACGATCCTAGCGTACTTGATGTAGTTATTAGCGCAGTTATATCTATAGATACTAGTAACACAACAGATAAGGCATTGTTTGATGCAGCCACAAATACATTCAATCTTTTCCAACAACAATTAAACAGAGTTCCATCTGCTATTGAGTTTCAGCAATATACCAGATTAATTTATGCCGATAATGGCATAGTTACCCTGGCTACTAGTAATAAATTCAGAGAAGATTTTGAAGCCTTCATAGGCCTTACTCCCGAATTAAAAAGTTGTGCTACTGGCCAGGGTGAGACCACTAAGGTATGCTCCGATGGCACAGTTGTACCCATAGATGCCACATGTCCGGATGATGGTGGTCCCATAGGCGGTAATAATGGAATTTGTGACGTTGATAGAAATAGTTTCTATAGAGGCACAGGTTCCACAACAAACGGTCAAGTAGATCTCAATGAAATTTGGAATTTTCTGGGCAGTCCCAGAAACAATGGCGATGGCATATGCCCCAGGCCCGTGAATGATGCTGGCCTAGGTCAGGACAATGAACCAGATCTGTCAGATTTTGCTGGCATGAAGATTCAAAAATGGATACCTTGCGGCAATAATACAAATAATGGAAATCCAGATCTAGGCACATATGTTGATATCATAGTGCCGTGTAAAGTGTGCGAAGATATTACAGTTGAAGATGATCTTGCCGTTTACGACTTTGATAGCAAAGTAACCTGGAACAACGGATCATTTAACACTGTTAATCTTGTCGCAGAAACTAAAAATTCTACAGCAGAGGCGATTAATCAAAAGTATGTGGAAGTACTGGGCAGACCAGCTGACCAGCCTGGATTTCTTCACTGGTATAATGATATACTCGAGGGAGATACCCTAGATCAAGTTTTTTCTAATATCCAGAGGGCATATGACGGTGGTGAGAAAAACCGTGGTGGTGTTAAAAAGATAGAATCCTTTTGTGAGTGGACAAACGCTGGCGGAGCTGGAAACACCGGTGCTCTAAACTTAGGATTCTTTCTTGATACCAGACTTCCACCATGGTGGGGTACGCTGGAACTTGCTACTCCTGATTTGACGTTTACCAACAGGCAGGGCAGTATATACATGGTCAATATTCCGCCCACACAGGATCAGGAATATTTCTTTAAGGCGTCACCAAGCATTTCAGCTACCGGTAAAAAATTCTTTAGCGTCACAGGAAGCGTAGATTTTAAATCCATAGTTGGAGCACCTGAACCGGGCGAGCCCACAGTTGAGCCCAATAACAATGCCAAAGTTTACTGGTACAGAGCCACAGGCTCAACCGGTGGACTTATTAATCAGGGAACTTTTGAAAGATTAGACGGTGGTATAGCAAATGTACTGGGCAATGACATCACTGTTACTGGAAGCCTAGCTACGGGAGAATCGGGTAACTTTGTAACAACACTGACAATTAATGATGCCAAAGACGGTAAAACAACTAAATCTGGATCACAGAATTTAGATTACTCTACATCAAAAGATCAATTCTTTTGTAGAGTAGCAATCGACAACAGACCAGAAAATCCTAAAAATCCTGGAACATTTATGCCAGGCATGGGAGGCTTGGTTGATACATCAGGGAGCTTCAGGGACTACCCAAGTAGATTCCTACTTAACAATATCGATTGTCAGGATACTAGTGTATCATGCGGAGGCAACTCACGCATAGAGGTTGCTACTGGTCAGGACACATCAGTTAATTTTAGTTTTACGATTAATACAAATTGCTTACAATACAGGGAAGGATCAGCTAAAATAAGTATCAAAAGATACTGGCCCTGTCCAATTTTTGGACCCCCTGATCCTAAGGCAAACCAGTGGCTTGTACAGAAACAAACAGTGCCAATCCCCCAGTCAAGTTCAGACACAGCACAAATATCTTACAGCCTTAAGGTAAACACTGATAAGACTGATTATTTGCCAGGCGAAGATGGCTTTGGTGAAGCTGCCGGAGATTGTCATTGGATATATGTAGCATATTGGGAAATCGATTACCCAGGGGTAGATTGCCGACCTAGCGCATGGACAAATCCAGGATGTAACCGTGGCGGGCCCAGAGGGCAGTTGGATGAAATCTTCTGTATACAGAAACAAAATTGTGGTCCTAACCCTGGCTCATTAAACGACTGTGAGTGCCCACTGTGTGAGCAATCAGTAAAAGTAATAATACTGGAAACTAGCGAATGTGGAATATTAGGCAAACCCAATCAGCAAGAAGGTGGACCCAGTACTGGACCCAATGGTGTTAATCTATATATTGATAGCCACACGAATGAAGGCCTGGTTACTATCACTGGACCATCTAGTAGTCCCAGAGTTTTGCCCAAAGAAACTTTGCTGGAGTGTGATCCTGACTATGTGCCTGGCAGTAATGCCAGTGATAAATGTCTTGAAATAGCGATTGACGCAGAAATATTACTTCCCAGAAAAACATTTGACGCGTTTGTTACCCTGGGCAATGATGCGGCAATAGACATTATATCACCCACTGAAGTAAATTGTGAAGAGCAGGTATTTTCTCAGATAGAATTCTATGTGAAATACATTTACAAAAACGGTACGGAGTCAGCGTTACAGCCAGCTCCATGTTTTGCTTGCGGTCCAGACTGGGATTCCACACTTAGAAAATATAACCCCTCTGCGGGCGACAATACCAGTAGAATGGACTATCAGGGGGAACAGGGTATTAGTAGTATTAAAGGAGTGGTAAACTGGGTAGACATGATATACGATTTAGACACATTTAAATCAGTTAAACTGTATGCCCAGGTTACAAGCACAAACGATTATTTTGGTGCCAGTAGGTATCATCCACCACCCGCAGGATTCAAAGAGGCTGATTTCGGTACGATAGACTATGTATTGTCATTCAGAGGCGCCGCTGGCGCAACAGACAACGTTCCAGCAAGAAAAACTGTGTTTGAGATTGGACACTTTTCCGTGGGTGAAGCCATCGATCTGCCAGTGTTTACGGGATCAACTGGTATAACGTGCCCTCCGAGTACAGTACAATATGACGGTGTAAGAGTGACACCAGAAATCTTTGAGTTTTGCTGTGGCGGAGAGATAGGGGGATGCCAAAATCAAGCCGTGAGCTTTGCATGCCAGAGTGCTTGTAGAGGCGGCGGTTGTAACAAACCACCACTACCTGGACCCAAACAAGAGATTAGTGCTTGCGCCACAAATACAGATGGTAACCAATTTAGTATTGACTGGAAAGGTATCCCACCATCAGAAAGAAAACAATTAAACATACTCTGGTACTTTAGCGAAGCGCGGTTTGGTGGAAGTGTCATTCGTGTGAGTAATTTAAGTCAGGGAGAAAGATGTTCGCCTGATATCAATAACTCACAAAAATTAAAAAGGCCTGAGACATCATATAAACTTAAATATGTCATAGTAGCAAGTTCGGATGGACGAGTATCTTACAGAGATATTCAATATAGTGAACAGGGACAAAATGGTTATGATGATTCCAATACATGGCGAATTGATACCAATGTTAATAGCCAAAGACAGCCTTTCCAAACCTCAGAAGATGTAAGGGAGGGTGAGCGCTGGCAGACAATCATGGGCAGTGGTGAGTGTATATTCCAGACTGGACCAGATTCAGACGCCTTGGCCATTGAAAATCCTCAGGGCACCATTGGTATTACAAATATTACAAATCCCGACGGATCCAATCCAAATCCTTCGGGTCCTGGCGGGCCTGGTGGTCCAGGGGGCCCAGGTAGTGGGCCACGCAGGTAAGGAGTAAATAGTATAATGGCAGAGTCTAGAAAAGGTACGCTCAGTGTAAATCTCACTAACGAGAATTCAGCGTATCCCAGTGATCCCGGATCCGGTAAACAAATCACTGGTAGGACTCTGTATCAGTGGTTTAAAGTCAATGGTGATGGATCACTTGCTGGATTTCCCAATGTTACTGGTCCTACGCTGGGCAACAGAGACCTGGATGGCACAACTTATGAATGTCACGTTAGCTATGAAGCTGACGGTGCTAGTATACCCCAGGGTATAGCAGTAAGTAATAATCCAGCTAAAACTGTGTTTTCCGTTGTAGCCGAAGCAGGGCAAGTTACTGAATGTCCTGACGGCACATATGTGCCTGTGGGCGACGAATGTAACAAAGAGGACCAGTGCGGTGTCCCTATATATGTCAAGGGAGATGTCAGGCCCGCCGGCCAGCTAGCCGCCGCCAACGGATCTAAATTGGGTCTTAACATGGGAGTAACATTCAGGGGTTTCCTTGACAAGGATATCACAGTTAAAAGTGCTACTGTACAAATATGGGGCGCCCAGAGACCAGCTGAAACATTTGCTCCACAAAGTTATACCACAGATATAATATCTAGTTCAATCACCGGTACCATAAGCGGAGATACATGTACATTTAATAAAAGTTTTACTGTACCCTTTGACAATGCTAACAACAACATAATTAAATCTTATTTTGCTAAATTAAACGTGTTATTCGAGTGTGGCGGCGAAACTATCGTACAACAAGTAACAGTGGGTGGTTCAAGCGTTAAGTGGGGCGATGCGGCTGGTGAAATCACTGACCCTGAATGTAGGTACGGTGGTTACTTCTCTAATTCCAATGGATGTGGTAGTTATATCTCACAGGTCACTGACCCAGGAACTGGTGTAGTAAAATATTATGCCATGAAGGTCAGAAATAGCACCAGACCTGAGGACAGAGAAGGCGAATGGACAACTACTAATCCCATATTTAATTGTAGTATTTGCCCCAGCACATCATGCCCAACAGTGGCAATCACAAATGTATCAGTATCACCCAGTTCGCCCAAGATAGGTGAAGTGGTAAATGTAACAATATCTTATAATCTTGACAAAAAAGGTTATGAGACTAAGAGTGATAGCACTGCGCTGAGATTAGAAGGCGATGGCATTCCTTGTATACCATTGCCATTTGGTGGCCAAAATTGTACAAGATTTTCGTCAAGCGCCACATTCCAAGTTGGTCCATACACTTCAACAGGTGTTAAAAACCTCGTAGCAGGTTACGCAAATAGTTATACGCCAGGTTGCGGACCTAGCAGTGGCAGTTTAGGCTTACTGGCAGCAGAAAAAAATGTTAGCTTTACCGTGGGGGCGGCAACTCCAGACCCAGATCCTGAACCAGGTTCACCACCCAGAATTACTGCATCCATAAGTAGTCCCACTTCCACTATTGCTCTGGGAGCAGATGGATCTGCTACAGCCCTCTTCACTGCTAGTTCCACAGTAGCTAACAATGGATGGATATCATCCACTCGCGGTGTGACATACAAATTTGAAAACAATACAGAAAGTTTTAATAATACATATAGCAGAAGATTTACTGAGGCTGGTACATATAATATTTCAGTTAAAGCCGCTAAATTTTGGTGTTATCCCTCGGTGAATGGAGCATGTTCCACTGCTAATACTTCAGGCTCCGGCGCCCCCAATGGCAGAGTATGGGCAACTGATACTGATACATTCCGAATAACTGTCACAGGCTCAGACCCAGGTCCGGGTCCAGGTCCAGGTCCAGGCCCAGGTCCAGGCCCAGGTCCAGATCCTGGTGGATGTGCTGATCTTGCTAGTAATCCCTGTTGTGATCCAAGTAACCCAATATACAATGTTTGTAACTTTGTATTTTGTTGTGCTACTACCAGACAAAATTTAGCTACTGCTGGTACCCCATGTTGTGATGCGCCCGCACCTCCGCCCCCACCGAATCCATGTCCTGAGGGTTATAAAACTTGCCCAGATGGATCAAGAATTTGCGGTAGTGAAAACTGTCCACAACCACCACCGCCACCACCACCTCCAGCTGAGCCCACAGGCCAAAAGCCAACAGCATCAGGTATAACTGTGAGTCAGTCGCCGAGCTGTGATAGCGGCTCTGGAGTACAGATTACTGCTTCGTTTACTGTTAGTTTTGGTACTGGAGATTATCAATCAACTGGTACTTCGACTACAAGCGGTAATTGGGTGCGAAGCGGAAATAAGTTTACACAAACATTCAGGAGATCGGCACCACTAGACTCAGGATTTGGTACATGTGTAAACTTTACTGGTAGCAATGCTGGTACACAACAAGCATGTACTGGTGGAACGTCATATAGTGTTAAAGCCTGTGTTGCTCCACCACCGCCAGGTCCAGGTCCAGGTCCCGGCCCACAACCTGAACCGCCCAGTGGCTGTACAGCGGCTACGGACAATATTTGTTGTGATCCCACAAACGTACTATACAATGTGGTTATGCCCTACTTTAATTGTCCAAATGTCAGAAAACAACTTGCTGACGCAGGTAAGCCTTGTTGCTAAAATACACAAATAGGATAAATAGTGTAAAATAGGAACAGCTATGCCATTTTACATTCATAACTCAGATTCCAGCGTGAACATTGTAATACCTGATGGTACAATTGACACCACCAGCTATAGCCTGAGTCTGATAGGACGCAACGTTGCTGACTATGGACAATACTTTGCTGAGAACACTATCCTTCAGTTGGAGAACTTCGCCAGCATCGCCGCTCCCAGCCCAGAGAACATCCTGATTGGTCAGCAATGGTTTGACAAGGGTGACAATATCATGCGCGTCTGGGACGGTACTCAGTGGAAAGCACAGACTGGCATTACTGTGGAAAATTCATTCCCCATTACGGGTGGCGGCAACGGAGACGGCGAAGGCGGTACAGTAACTCCACCCAGCACAGGATCGGGCTTTTTTAATCAGGAAGATCTCAAACTTTACATCTGGGATGGCGTACAATACTTGCCGGCAGCATACGGTGGTGAGT